CTAGTGCTAGACAAAATGCTATTGATCAAGCTACTAGTAATTATAGGAACGGTAATATCCCTTATACAGTAGGAGTAAATTCTCCCGCACCTTTGTTAACATGCTTTACTCCGGACTTTGGAAATCTTGGTGGTATTGGAGAAATAGTACAATCTACAACTTCTACTGTATATATAACATACTGTAATGGTACAACTCCAATTTTTAGTAGAGACACTATAACTTATACAGATTTAAATGACAGATCCGTCAAGATAAGAGGCATACAAAGATCTTTGGAAGATTTAGGTTTTACAGAAGTATCTGTAACTTTATCTCCCGCATCCCCATCTTCTTGTGTACCTCTAATCCCACCACCGGAAGGACCTACTGGACCAGGTCCCTCACCGGGAGGACCTACTGGACCAGGTCCTTCTACAGTAACGTTAAATGCTTCTTTTTGCGGTCCGCAGGGACCTGATAGCTCTTCATTTGGTCAAGTTAATGTTCAGTTTAGAGATAGCATTGCCGCTACATATAAAGCACAATTAGAAAGAAACGGAAATACTAGTGTAGTAACTGCTTTTGATTCTATCCCTCCATTACCTACTAATTGTCCTTCTATTAGTGGAGGAGGAGGAGGCCCACTCCCTCCTTCACCACCCTCTAATATTACTTTATCGGAAGAGCTAAGAGCTTCTGGCTGTTTAAATGGAGCGGTTAGAAGAACTTTTAAGAGAATTGAAATTGAAGCAGCTTCTGGAACTACTAAAACTTCTGAATTTTTTAGAGATTTTCTATCTATTCAAACTGTATTATTTAGAAATCAACTATTAACCGAAGGTTATACTAATTTGAGTATAACAACTAGCCCTAACCTTCCGCAAGATTCAGATTGTACAACAGCAGAAAATAATAACACAACATCTGCAATACCTCAAGTATTAGCCGCCGTACAATTTCAAGAGTGCGATGGATCTATCGTTAACCTAAGTAATTCTATAGCCCCGCCTGCTCCTTCTGTTAATATTAACGGAATTGGAATTTCATTAGATACAATAAACAAAGGAATATTAGGAGATTTTGCGTACACCTATAAAACAGCTACAAGTACTGTATTTTCAAAACCGGGTACATATACTGTAACTTTTGGAAACATTTCAGGTTGGAAAACTCCTTCTCCGGTAACATTTAATTTAAATTCAGTTAATGAATACGGAGGTGGAAATGCGGGAGCTGGAATTTATGTGAGATTAAATTGTGTAGAAACTACAACTATAGCTCAAATTCAAGCCGCTGTACAATTTCAAGAATGTGATGGTACAATATTGAATTTAAGAAATTCTAACAGACCTCCCGCTCCCTCACTGACAATAAATGGTAAAAATTTACCATTAGATAGATTTGGTCCGACAACTTATGAATCCTTTATACTAGGAGATAATGCCTATATATATCGAGAATTAACTAGTTTAATATACTCAACACCAGGAACGTATACTGTAAACTTTGGAGACGTTCTAGGTTGGGTAACTCCAAATCCTGCATCTTTCACGCTAAATTCAAATAAAGAGTCTAAAGGAGGGAATGAAGCGATTAGGATATATCTGCGTGCCGGATGTTCTGAACCTCCCCCTCCACCACCTCCCGTACCTCCCGGCCCCGGCCCAACTAGTCCCGGCCCAACTGGTCCCGGTCCAACTGGTCCCGGTCCAACTCCACCCCCTCCTCCCACTACAACTACTACGACATTAAGGATTCCAGATTCTAATTGGCTAAAAAGGATAAACCCAATAGACAATAAAAAATATGTATTTGATATTACAGAAGGTTTATTTTCTAATAATGTAAGAAATTTAGTTACTTTCTTTACAGGTAGTACTTCTGAGAATTATAGTAGATATTATACACATGTATATGATGAAAATCCTAAAACATCATTAACATCATCTATTCAATTTAGCATAGCCTATGGTCATAGTGGAGGTTCCGGATCTTTAGACGAAGGGAATAAAATTAATATAACTCCTACTAGAGCTATTTATAGCCAGTATAGAAATTTAGTTTTAGGTAAACCTGATGTTAAATTTAATCTTACAGGAAAAGAAACTGATAGTATATATGTTATAAATTATCAGTCGAAGAGATTGAAAGATAGGTTAGATGCAGGTGTTTTAGAACTAAATATTGCACATCTATCCGGATCTAGATTCTTGGCAGGTGGAGGAACTAGAGCTACACACACCGGCTCTAATGTAAAATTAGCAGGTACTAATAGAGTTCTTAGATTGATAGACGATTCTAAAATAAATATAAATCCAGACTATACAGATGTAGGATATTCTTATAATATAGTTTCAGGAACTTTAGAAACAGGAGTTTATAATGAATCTAATCCTCATTATTACGGCAAACTAATTCCATCTCTAGGTATAGCTATTTTGGACGGAAATAAATTAGACTTATCTGCATCTTTTGCAACATCTAATGCATCGGAAATTGAAGGATATAATGCAATTAAGTTATATAAATCATTTTCCGGATCTGCATTAGTACAAGATATTAGCGGGGATTATTTAGGAATGAAAGCTAGAAGAGTAATCAGAGAATACAACGATTACTATTTTATCCGAATCAATAACAAAGAATTTAATTTTACAAATAATAACAGTTACTTTATTTACAATAAGAAAGAGGATTCTAGAAGACCGGGAGACTTATCTATGCCATTAGACCCTAATTCACCAGAAGGTATGGAACTTACCAAAAGACTTACAGAAACCAATGGAGAAATTTATGAGAATTTTGTAAATAATCCTCAAGTTTATATCACTACAGTAGGTCTTTATAATGCTCAAAGAGAACTTGTTGCAGTAGGTAAATTAGCTAAACCCATACTAAAAAACTTTACAGAAGAATCTATATTTACTGTAAAACTTAAGTATTAATATGAGTACATTCGCGCCAATAAGAGGTGAGGATTTTAATATTGCCCCGTTTGAAGTAAACAAGGAGTATTATATCCTCACCGGAAGTTATTCAAAACAAGGTTATCAAGTACAGCAAGGTCTTTACTATAAAGGCCCTATTCATATCAGTTCATCAAAAGATATCACTTATCCTAAAAATACAGATGGGTCTTATAAGTATATTGTTTATAATTCACTAAACCACTTGTATTATAAGAGAGGTTTTGCATGGGCTAATTCTTTAGAGGGATGGGACAGAAATAGAACTACTAAGAATTTATTTTTAACAGCTAGTTTACTTTCTATTCCTTCTTTAAATTACGGAGACAAGATTAAAGAAACCACATTATATTTAAAAGGACTAAACAACAATGTACTTTTAGTAGACGATGGACACAATAACTTATATGACAAGAATATAAACACAGGCTCTTTCTTAGACTCAAATAACCTATGTGGATATTGGGGATTCCAGGATGCGCATAAAGTTTATAGGTACGGCAGAGGAGGAAAAAAGACTTTGTTTATAAGATACGAAAGCGAAGTAATTGAACCACAAGAAAAATCAAAATCATATCAAGTAGCCTATTCAAGTGGTATTCCTATTAACGGAACTAGAACAGGATTAGCTGCGGAATTTTATGGGGATGGTTATATTCACACTAAAAACTTTGACACGGTTAGCTTTGAGTCAGCAGACAATTTCACCATAAGTTTTTGGTTAAAGGCACCGGTATCTCAAAGCGTATTAACTAGTAATAAAAATACAATACTTGACAAAAAATCCATATTATACAGAGAAGAATTCGGAAGATTAAAAAGAGTAAATAAAGGGAATCTAGTAGTAACCGATGTTTTTTCATCTTCTTCCTTTAAATACTACCCAGTAGATTACTACCCTTATGAGTTTTCGGTACATAATCACACCCATCCACAACCAGGAAAACTATCTTTTAGTAGATCAGATGGGTTTTCAACATTGCAATTAACATCTTCCAATTCCATTTTAGATAATAATTTTCATCATGTATGCTTAGTAAAAACAGGTTCAAATGTTAGATTATATGTTGATGGAGCATTAAATTCATCGAGAGCAGATGTCAAAGATGAAACTGTCAATGTAAGTGATATAATGATAGGAGCATCTTCTTTTGATGGAAGAAATGGATATACAGGACTTATTGATGAATTAAGATTTTATAATAAAGCAGCAACATCTCAAAATGTAGCAAGTCTTTACAATACATCTTCTATCTCATGTTATCAGACAAGTAGAGTAGGAAACGTATTTTATAGAACAGGTAACTTAGTAATTACAAGTTTAGATAAAAAATATCATGAAATTTTATCTAATAATTGGTTGCTATATTATAAAAATAGCTTAACTTTGTATGAGTTTGAGATGTTATGTAGAATTAAGAGAGGTGATTTTAATCTAACATTGAACCCTTCCTCTACTAAAACTGTTAAGAGTGCAGAGTATTTAGATGATTTCACAGGTTCTTTATCTCCTTACATAACTACCATCGGCTTGTATAACAAATCTAACGAACTAATTGCAGTAGGTAAAATGGGACAAGCGATAAAGAAAAGAGATGATGTAGATTTAAATGTTATTGTAAAATTTGATTATTGATATGGCGGGATTTTTTAACAATTCATTTAAGACTAGACTAGCACAGAAAGAAGGTTATAGATCTAATTTCGAGAAGTCAATTGCTTTACAAATATCAGGATCTTTGGGAGTAGACCCTAAAGATTTATATGAGAAAAAAGTTATTAAGTATATAAAACCAGAAACTCCTAGAACTTATTTAGCAGATTTTGAGTTACCTAATAATATCATCATAGAAGCTAAAGGAAGATGGACTTTAGAGGAACGAAAAAAGATGATGGACATTATTTCATGTAACCCTCATTTAGATATTAGGATTGTATTCCAGGATCCCCATGTTAGAATTTCAAAAGGAGCTAAGACTACTTACGCCGAGTGGTGCAATAAACACAATATAAAATGGGCGGCTTATTCGATACCTAAGCAATGGTTTGAAGAAAAAAAATAACTATATATGCGTTTTAGATTATTATCGGTTTTAGAGGAAGTGCTAGGTTCTTCGGAATCAGCGGGTAAATCAGACATTGTATTTCACTGCCCCTTCTGTAATCACCACAAAAAGAAGTTAAGTGTAAATTTAACCAATCAGAAGTACCATTGTTGGATTTGCGAAACTAAAGGGAGAAGTATAACTAACCTTTTCTACAAATATGGTGCAACAAAGAATCAAATTGATCAACTTAGGAATGTTTTAGAGTATTATCAAATGAAAGATGATACTAACGAAGAAATCGCCAATACTTTATTGAAGTTGCCCGATGAATATGTATCACTACACAAGGTGCCTCACAAATCCGTATTGAACTTCTTAAGGAGGTTTAAGCCCTCCTTCACAACTCACGACATAGTAAGACATAAGGTTGGGTACTGCTTAACAGGCAAGTACGCAGGAAGAATTATTTTGCCGTCCTATGATAAAAATGGTACACTTAATTTTTTTGAAGGGAGAGATTTTACAGGTCTTTCTCCTTACAAATATTTAGGCGCCCCTGTCAAGATAAATGATATTATAGTCAATGAATTTTTCCTAGATTTTAAATTCCCCATAGTTATCGTAGAGGGCTTTTTCGACAGCGTATCGGTAAAAAGGAATGTGACTTATTTAACAGGAAGTATAATATCAGAGAAGTTAAAACATAGACTACTCATGGAAGAAACTCCTTTAGTATATATTGCTATTGACCCGGATAAAAAGAAACAAGCGATAAAGTATTGTTTGGAATTAGGAGCCATCGGTATTCCTACCAAACTAGTTGACTTGGGGACAAAAGATCCTAGTGATTTAGGATATGATGATACATGGCATGCTATAGAAGGAGCAGTTGAAATTAATGAGTATTCAGCAATAACAAATTTACTATGATTCTAATAAAGAACACAGGAAGAAAAGTGGATAAGATTTTTCACATTTCAGACATTCATGTTTACAATTATCAAAGACATGAGGAATACATAGAAGTGTTTGAAAAATTGTATAAAATAATTGAGGAGAGAATGACGCCTAATTCTATTATATTTTTGGGCGGGGATATAGTACATTCAAAAACAAACATGTCTCCAGAATTATTCTCAGTAGTATCTAATCTATTATCTACATTATGTAACATGCTTCCTACCATAGTAATATTAGGAAACCATGACTTAAATCTAAATAATAAAACAAGATTAGATGCATTAACTCCCATTATAAATAGTTTAAATTTACCTACATTACATTTCTTGAATGAAACAAATGTATATCAATATGAACAAATAGGATTTAGTTTATTACATGTCAAAGATAAAATTGAAAATGTAATCCCCGCGAAATCTTTTGATGCGGAAACAAAGATATTAATGTACCATGGACCGGTAAAGAACTCGGCAACAGCATACGGATATCTATTAGAAGGAAATTATTTAGATGTATTAGAACATGCAGATTATGATTACATCTTATTGGGAGACATTCATAAACATCAATATCTCAATTTAGAAAAAACAGCAGCTTATCCATCTAGTCTAATACAACAGAACTTTGGAGAAGATTTAACACATGGAATTATAGAATGGGATTTAAATAAGAATACAAGTGAGTTCATTAAGATAGCATCTTCAAATGGTTATTATACATTCAAATTGAAAAATGATAAAGTAGCTGAAAAAATACCTGGAGATTTACCATATAATCTTAATGTAGCTATCACCGCGGAAAATTGTACTCAAGAATTTATAGACTCCTTTTGTTTAGCCTTAGAGAAAAAATATAATGTTCTTCGTATAAAAAAACCAAAAGTAACTAAATTTATTATAGACAATGGTAAAGGAGAAGTATCACTAGACAAAGAGAACATAATAAGAGATTTTGAATGGAGACACTCAATGCTAGAAAGATATGTTCAAAACGAGTTAAAACAGGAATACCAAGCGGATAAATTCTTAGACATACACAAAACAGCATCTTTAGAATTAGATGAGCCTTCCGAGTTTATAGGCGTAACATGGAAGCCTATACGATTTGAATTTTCTAATATGTTTTCCTACGGAGAGGGTAATGTATTTAATTTAGGAGAGTTAGGAGGACTGGTTGGATTATTCTCACCAAATGCTTCCGGAAAATCTACTTTATTAGACGCTATGACTTACTGTATTTTTGATAAATGTAGTAAGACAAGTAGTGGAGCCGAAGTAATGAATACATCTTCTGATTTCTTTTCCTGTAAATTAGAATTATCCGTTGCAGGAGAGTCTTATTTTATAGAGCGTAATGGCAAGAAAGGAAAAGATGGAAAAGTAAAAGTTATCGTTAATTTCTATAAAGAGGATGGAACTTCTTTAAACGGCGAGCAAAGATATGAAACAAATGACAGCATTAGAAAGTATCTAGGAAGTTATGAGAATTTCATGCTTATAACAATGTATGACCAACATAATAAATCTGACTTTATTGATAAGACCCAAAAAGACAAAAAAGATTTATTGTACAAGTATTTTGATATAGACATCTTTGAGAAATTAAATGATACATCTAAAGAGCATCTCAAACAATTAAAATATGAAATTGAGAATCACCAAAAACAAAAATACAACGAATCTGTAACGGAGTATGAAAATAACATAATAGATATAAAGTCTAAGCTAACACAAGTTGAAACTAGCTTAGAGTTAAATAAAAAGAGTTCTGATGTCCTGTCCATACAAATAGAAAACAAAAGAAAGGAACTTACTCCATACCCTAAGCAATCTGTAAACTACGCCACAAAAATAGACGAGGAGAGCAGAAATGAGGCAACCCTTAGTTCATCCTTAGAAGATAAGAGAAAGTCGTTTGTAGAGGCTAGAAATGCCCTTAAAACGCATTTATCCGAATTAGAATCTATGGGAGAAGTAGCTGACGTATCTTCTGATTTAGTTACGATAAGAAAAACATTATCTGATTTTGACAGGGACATTGCAGTAGCTGAATCTGAAATAAAATCTAGTAGTAAGTTAATAGACCATCTACAAGGTTACGAGCATGATCCCAACTGTGTGTATTGCGTAAAAAACAACAAGTACGCATTAGAGGGAGAAAAAGCTAAAAAAGAATATCCGGAGTTACTAAACAAACTAGATAAACTCAAACAAAGTAAAAAAGAATTAGGAGAAAGTGTAAAGAATTTAGAAACAGCAGACTCTCTATATAAAAAGTACAAAGATAAGATAAATGAAACAGAAAGATTAAAATCCAACTTGGACAATATAGAAAGCCAAGCAAATATTATTAAGGAGAAAATCCAAATCTCAAAAAACTTGATTTTAGATTATTCCGAAAAGCTAAAAGAGCAAGAATCCTACAAAGACATAGAGCAGAAAAACGCTGAAATAGATAGCGAAATAGCCAAATTATTAGATGAGAAAAAATTAATAGATGATGCTGTATATCAATTAGCTTATACTATCGGAGGGCATAAATCTACAATAACTAGCAATGAATCAAAAATCAAAGACATCAAAATAAAAATTAAAAAGTTTAAGGACGACACTTTAACTTATAATAATTATTTTGTTTTTGAGAAGGCAACTAGAAGAGATGGAATCCCTCTTTTCATTATTAAAAATTATTTACCTGTATTAGAAAATGTTGTCAATGATGCTCTAAAAAATGTAGCAGCATTCAATGTTCAATTTGAGTTATCTGATAAAACATTGGAAGTATTTATATCTTATGTAAATGGACCTAAATGGCCTCTATCTTTAGCATCTGGCATGGAAAGATTTATATCATCCTTAGCCATAAGAGCAGCATTAAATCATGTTACTGTACTCCCAAAACCTGACTTCTTTTTTATAGATGAAGGATTTGGTGTATTAGATTCTGATAATATTGCTAACGTAGGATTATTCTTAGAAGAACTTACTTCATATTTTAGATTTATATTATGCATATCACATTTAGATGTAGTTAAAGATTATGTAGCAAAGGAACTATTTATTGTAAAGGATAACGGACATTCCCAATTAATATCATAATAAATGGCTTCTGGAGTAACATCATCATCTGAAAATAATAAAAAATTAATTAGCTCCGGGATAAAGAGCTATATAAATGAATTTACGCTTTTCGATGGAGATGCTTTAAGTGCTAATTATTTTGGCTTATCTCTACCTGCGGAATTTTTAAAAGGGTCTAATGAAATAGGAATCAACCCAACGCAAAACTTAGTTAAAGGAACTCAAGTTTTTGTTGAAGTCTATGATTCGGAGGGCAACTTAATTCCACACGAAATAAAAAATGTTGCAAATTCTAATGGATCCGCTATTGTAACTGTTACCATAGGAGATAAGGTACCCATAGGAAATTGCGAAATCTATATAGCAGGCACAGCTAATTTTGATGTACTAAGAAATAGACGAGTAACAAATATATCTTTCCCTAATATTATATGGGTAGGTAAATTACTGTGCAATACTAAGAAAAAAACAATAGGAGATATAAAATATACCATACCTCCTAAAGTAGATTTAACCCCCGAAACAAGAGCTTTTCAAAACTTTTCCGGGAGTAGGGCTACAGGAAGTTGTCATGCAGTTAGTTTATCTTATGTATCCTCCGCACCTCCTTCACAATACTCTTCTAATTATTCATCTAATATACCTGAATTATTTGATGGGAAACCTATAGAATCTACTCCTACGGTAAATACATCCGGAAGTTTAGCTAATTCGGGGAATGTTTCTATAACAACAGACGCAAATAATCTTAGCACAATAGTAGCTAACACAGGTGCTCCGTTTAAAAAAGAAATGGAGAAAGGTACTATATCTTTAACTCCCGATATTTCTAAGTATTTACCCGGTGATTTACCTTCCGGATATTCTCCAACAGTTCCCTCTTATACCGCAACAATTGTAGAGGTTATTAGTAACACTCAAATAAAAGTAGATAAACAATTTTTCTATAGAGAGTCTTATGTAAATAAAAAAAGAGAATCATCTGAAATTTACATTACAAGATTCGATTCATCCAATATATGTATAGACTATTTTAAAAGCCCTGATACAAGTGATGGACAAAAGAAGACCGGGTATGCTAAAATATGTGTTAAAAATGCTAAACCTGTTTCCGGAGATGTTGACAGAGTAAAAGTTTCCGCAAAAGCCGCCGGAGGGGTAGGAAGCCCGGTTAATTTAGGAGAATTTAAAATACCTAAGACAAGTAAATTAACGGATAATTCTTCTTATGATTTTTCCGCTAATGGAGGCATAGAGAATAAGAAAGTAGGTAATATAAAAGACAGCTCTGATATATCTAACTATTTTGATATTAATAAGTTTAGAAAACAGAGTTCTTCTTATGAAAACATAGGAACTGGCGGAATAACTACCTCTGCAAATAGCGGGAATATAATAAACGCCTTAGATGTACAACACAATAAGCAAGAAAATGAAGTAGTAAATATAACAGTAAAAGATTCTTTTATTTCTAAATCGGTTCCGGATACCGAATACACTGTACAAATATCCGCATTTTCCGAAAAAGACGCTAATGGAAAAACTCCACAACTTGATATATACATTCAAGGACCGGATGTAGAAAAATCTCCATTGTCTGTAAATAAAGTAAATGCATCCTCTCCATCTGGCACAGCGGAAAAAAATTCATTTGGCACCTTTTTAGGATCTTTAATAGGTGGTAATAATAAGTCTGAAATAAAAAAGACTTTTACATTTAAAGCTACATCAGAAGATAATATAAAGCCTAATTTTATTATAAATGCAGGGCAATGGAATGTTTCTGACATTGATATATTTCCAAGTGCATCAGACGGAGGAACTCCTAATGAATTTTGTATTGATATTCCATTGGATAATTTACCAATAGCAAAAATAGATACGGAATATATTTTTGAAATAGAGTATTTAAATGCTAATGGAGTTTCTGCTAATTTTTCTACAAGTGTTTACGGAGTTAAAGTTAATGTTGATGTTACTATCGACGAACAACTTTTAATAAACACTTTTAATAGTAGTCCTGCATTTCAGGCTTTAATAGCAAGCTCCTCAGGAAAGGGTGACAAAGGAGAAAAAGGAGATTTCAAAGGGAGTAAAGGACAGAAGGGGGAGGAAGGGCTTAAGGGAATAAGTGGGTCTAAAGGTGAATTAGGAGATACCGTATTTACTGGTTCTTTAAATAGTTGTAATGTTATTACAATTAACCACGGTACAGGTATACAATACCCTGTATTTACTATATACTCCTATGACGGGAACTCCGTTATCCCCGAAAATTATACTGCCATAGACGAAAATACTATAGAAATAACTTTTGGAGAATGTTTTAAAGGATTTGTTTCTATAGCTGGCGGTGGTGAAAAAGGGCCGAAAGGAGAAAAAGGAAACTTCAAAGGCTCTCAAGGCAATCAAGGACCAATAGGTTTACAAGGAACTATAGGCTCACAGGGAAATCAAGGTCCGACAGGTATTCAAGGAATAATTGGCACACAAGGCAATCAAGGACCAACAGGTTTACAAGGAACTATAGGCTTACAGGGAAATCAAGGTCCGACAGGTATTCAAGGAACAGTAGGAACTCAAGGTTTCCAAGGCAATCAAGGACCGCAAGGTAATCAAGGCCCTACTGGACTACAGGGTACTACCGGAGGGCAGGGTAATCAAGGCTCACAAGGAAATCAAGGTCCGACAGGTATTCAAGGAACAATTGGCACACAAGGCAATCAAGGACCACAAGGAAACCAAGGTCTTACCGGTAATCCAAGTTCTGTAGAAGGGCCGCAGGGCAACCAAGGACCGCAAGGTAATCAGGGAATACAGGGCATACAAGGTACAGTAGGTACACAAGGTTTTCAAGGAATAGTAGGTACACAAGGTTTCCAAGGCAATCAAGGACCGCAAGGTAATCAGGGTAATCAAGGACTACAAGGTTTTACCGGATTTCAGGGTAATCAAGGACCTCAGGGTAATCAAGGCATAACGGGTCTACAAGGAACTATAGGTCAGAAGGGCAGTGTAGGAGATAAAGGAGAAATAGGAGACAAAGGAGACAAAGGATTTTCAGGATCAGTAGGCCCAACTTGTTTTATTCCGTCTACTAAAATATTAACATTGAATAATGTTTACATAACAATAGAGGAAGCTTTAGTAGGTCAATCAATCATGTCTTATAACATAGATAATAAAACACTACAAGAAGATACTATAATATATAAACATGTAGGAAAATCAAATTATTTATATGTTATAAATAATAATATACAATGTACTGAAGAACATCCATTTTACGTTAAAGGATGGTATGATAAATATTGGAAAAAAGCTAAAGATTTATCTGTAAACGATGAACTCTTTAATTACAAAACACTATCTTATGAAAAGATATCTAATATTTATTCATACGCAACATCTAGTACTGTATATAATTTAAGCGTAGAGAAAAATGAAAATTTTTTTGTAGAAGATGTGTTAGTACATAATATGTCATCTCCTGAAAATATAGGAATTTTTGCTCCTAGTCCATCTCCTATACCAAGTTCTAAAATAGGTCCTCCTGGACCTACGGGGAGTAAGGGAGATAAAGGAGTTAAAGGAGATAAAGGAATTAAAGGAGATTTTAAAGGAAGTAAAGGGGAAATTGGCTATAAAGGATATAAAGGAGATAAGGGAAGTGAAGGCGATAAAGGGACTAAAGGAAGTATAGGATTTAAAGGCCAACCTGGTTTAAAAGGCGACAAAGGTCAGAAAGGGGATATAGGACCTCAAGGAAACCAAGGTTCAACAGGACTACAAGGCACAGTAGGTACACAGGGTTTTCAAGGAAGGCAAGGACCACAAGGTAATCAAGGACCAACAGGTTTTCAAGGAACAGCAGGTACACAAGGTAATCAAGGCCCTACAGGTTTGTCAGGAGTAGGACTTCAAGGCCCTACAGGAGAACCTGGCGGACCGGGACCTCAAGGAAACCAAGGTCCAACAGGACTACAAGGTACATTAGGCGCACAGGGTTTTCAAGGAAGACAAGGCCCTAGTATAATAGGCCCACCCGGAACTCCCGGTCCTCAAGGCAATCAAGGCCCTACAGGTAACCCAAGCTCTGTTGCCGGTCCGCAGGGAAGACAAGGACCTACAGGCTTGTCAGGAGTAGGACTTCAAGGCCCTACGGGAGAACCCGGCGGAAGCGGTCCTCAAGGATTTACCGGACCTACTGGCGGACTTGGTCCTCAAGGATTTACCGGACCTACTGGTGGAAGCGGTCCTCAAGGATTTACTGGACCTAGTGGTGGACCCGGACCTCAAGGATTTACTGGACCTAGTGGTGGACCTGGACCTCAAGGATTTACTGGACCTAGTGGTGGACCCGGACCAACAGGACCGCAAGGATTTACAGGACTAGCCGGAGTAGGTCCACAAGGAGCAACAGGAGAACCCGGCGGACAAGGCCCTCCCGGACCTGCGGGCTCACCTGGACCTACCGGCCCATTAGGACCTACCGGCCCATTAGGACCTACCGGCCCATTAGGACCTACCGGTCCATTAGGACCTACCGGTCCAACTGGTCCAACCGGACCAAAGGGAGAGAAAGGGCAAAAAGGAAGTTCATCAGGAGGTCCATTTCCAGCATTCTCAGATAGGAGATTAAAAAAAGATATAGAGGAAATAGATTCTGTATTAGAGCAACTATATACGATAAAACCTGTTAATTATAATTGGAACACAGATGAAATGAAAGGTGTTATTTTAGAAGTAAATAAAACATCTTCATCTCATAGGATTCCGTCTAACTTAGAAGGTAAAGAAGTGGGTATTATAGCTCAAGATATAACCGACGGACTTAAAACAGGTTTATTAAAAGAGTTTAAGATAGAAGGACAAAAAGGAGTTCTAGCTGTTAACTATGATAAACTTTCGGTTTATAATCTAAAAGCTATACAGGAATTATATGATTTAATAAAGGATTTAACTAAAAGAGTTACAAAATTAGAAAAAGGAGAAAACTATGAGTAAATTAAGAAATGTAGAAGCGGTAAAAAAACTTCTAATAGGAGAACACAAAACCCAGAATAGAACAACTATAGGATATAGAAAGAAGGAAGATTCCGAAATAAGAAAAGTAGGAGATATATGGGAAGATGTTTCACCTATGGGTCATGTAACCGAATGGGAACAAAGAGATGGGTATAAAGTAAAAAGATCTAAAGGAGTTAGAGAAATACTAAAAGAATTAGACAGCATAAGTAAATTTCCTAATTGTTTAGATACATGTGAAGGCAAACTTTTCGGTCAAGCAGATTATAAATTAGGAAAAAAGACAGGAAGATGTTTGGAATGTACAATAAAATATGAAGCAGACTTAAAGCTAAGTGGAAAATTTGATACTTATGTTCATGATAAAAAGAAAGAGAATGCAGTATCATTTTTAAAAGAGGCATCTAAAGAAGTAGAAGTTTTATTAGGATCATTTGACAACATGGGATATTCTCATGCAGACGGATCTATTGAAAAATGGTCAATTGAAAATAAAGAATCATTTTTAGATAAGATTAGATCTGATTTTAATAATTTAAGAAATGATATCATGGAAACATATAATATAAATGAAGAAGATTTAAATATAGATGTCAACAAATAAAGTAAAACTAGCAATAGCTCAGGAGTATAAAAAATGTGCAAAAGATTCAACTTATTTCACTAAAAAATACTGCAAAATAGAGCATCCTACAAAAGGACGTATATTATTTGGTCTTTATCCATTCCAAGAGACCACATTAGAAAAGATGCATAATGAAAGGTATATTATCATAAACAAAGGAAGGCAGTTAGGAATATCAACTTTATCAGCTGCATTCATTTTGCATAGTATGATATTTAACAGCGGGTATAAAGTTCTTATTATTGCAACCAAACAAGATGTAGCAAAAAATCTAGTCCATAAGATTAGATTGATGCATGATTTTTTACCTTCATGGCTAAAACAAGAGACATTGGAGGACAATAAAATGATGCTTAGATTTAAAAATAATGGATCTAGTGTTAAAGCAGTATCATCAAGTCCTGATTCTGCAAGATCTGAAGCATTGTCTTTACTAGTTATAGATGAAGCAGCTCACATTTCTAATTCGGAAGAAATTTGGACAGCTGCACAATCTACATTAGCGACGGGAGGTAGTTGTATATTACTATCCACACCTAATGGAGTAGGTAATTTATTTCATAGAGTTTGGCAGGAATCTTTAAATGGGGGAGATTTTACTTCTATATTTTTACCATGGACTGTCCATCCGGAAAGAGATTGGAAGTGGCGAAAGGAACAAGACATATTACTAGGAGAAAAAGCAGCAGCCCAAGAATGTGATGGTGACTTCTTGACATCCGGACATACTGTGGTAGATGGTAGTATTTTAGTATGGTATGAGAATAATTACGTAAAAGACCCAATAGAAAAAAGAGGTGAGACTGGAGATTTATGGGTCTGGAAATATCCTGAAAGTGATTGTACTTATGTTGTATGTGCAGATGTATCTAGGGGAGATTCTTCTGACTTTTCTGCTTTTCATGTTTTAAATATAGAAACATTAGAACAAGTTGCAGAATTTAAGAGTATGATTGGCACCACCGAATTTGGACATTTATTAATGAGTATAGCTTCTGAATACAACGGAGCTTTACTTGCCATTGAGAATGCGTATGTTGGCTGGGCAGTTCTACAAACTATTATAGATTTAGGATACCAGAATCTGTATTATACTTTCAGAAACGATCCTTTTGTAGACCCTGATGTACATGTTAACATAAATCAAGACTATTTACTTAAGGATAACATGGTTCCAGGATTTACTACTTCTACAAAAACAAGACCCGTAATGATTTCTAAATTAGAGACATATTATAGAGAAAAATCCCCAATAGTATATAGTAAGAGATTGATACAGGAATTGTTTACTTTTGTTTGGAAAGACCACAAAGCAGAAGCTAGAGATGGATATAATGACGACTTAGTTATGTCTTTTGCTATTGGACTTTGGGTTAGAGACACTTCCTTAAAAATGAAAACTTTGGGCTTAAGTTTCTCTAGGTCTTTGCTAAATAATACAACAAAAACGATATACACTCCAAGTAACTCAAATAAAGTACATGACTCTTGGTCTATGAAAACTAGAAACAATGAATCAGAGAGTCTAACTTGGCTTATAAAATAAAAACATGGATAATTCAATACAGGCAAAACTAAAGCGATTATTCTCTACGCAAGTGATTGTTAGAAGAATTGGAAAAGACAGAATTAAAGTTATTGATACCTCTAGGCTACAAGGCGCAGGTACTAAAGATAAAGTCGGATACGCTGACAGATTCTCTGGTTTACATACATCTAGGCAATACGGGTATTCTCCTAACAACAACACCATAAATTTTCACTCTTCAAAGTTACAGATATTTACAGACTATGAAGCCATGGACACAGATCCAATCATAGCCTCTGCATTAGATATTTATGCAGACGAAAGTACGGTAATGTCAGTAGAGGGAGATTTGTTAAATATTAGTACTCCAAATGAGAACATTAAAAAAATACTCTATAATTTATTTTACGATATCTTAAATATAGATTACAACCTATGGAGTTGGACAAGATCTTTATGTAAGTATGGAGATTTCTATTTGTATTTAGATATCGAAGAAGGTCTTGGTATAAAAAACGTTGTTCCTTTATCAGCCTACGAAGTTAGAAGGGTGGAAGGAACAAATCCAGAAAATCCTTATGAAGTTAAATTTATATACGAAGGATTACACACTACTCAAATGAGTCCGATTGTATATAGAAATGATGAAAGAAAAAATAAAGAATTAGATTATCATGAAATAGCCCATTTTAGATTATTATCTGATAGTAATTTTTTACCTTACGGTAGAAGTCAAATAGAACCTGCAAGAAAGATTTTTAAAATGCTTACTTTGATGGAGGACGCTATGTTAATTCATAGAATCATGAGAGCCCCGGAAAGAAGAATTTTCAAGATAAATGTAGGAAGTATTCCGCCTAATGAAGTAGATAACTACATGTCTACTATTATATCGGCAATGAAGAAAACCCCTTATGTCGATGAAAAAACAGGAGATTATAACCTAAAATTTAATCTTCAGAACATGTTAGAGGATTATTACCTACCAGTTAGAGGAAAAGATGCGAGTAGTGAAATAACAACATTACCGGGTTTAGGCAATCAAGGTTTCATGGATGATATCGAGTACGTCAGAAATAGAATGATGGCTGCTTTAAAAATTCCTAAGCCATTTTTAGGGTATGATAAAGACACGGAAGGTAAGTCTATGATTGCTGCCGAGGATGTTAGATTCGCTAGAACTATAGAAAGGATTCAGAAAATAATTGTATCGGAGTTAAATAAGATTGCTATCATTCACTTATATACTCAAGGATATAAGAATGAGGAATTGATTGATTTCTCTCTTTCTCTAAATAATCCATCTTTAGTTTATGAAAGACAAAAGGTAGAAATACTAACAGAGAAAATGAATTTAGCTTTAGTTATGCAAGATTCTAAATTATTCTCTAGGAAATATATACATGAAAACTTATTTAAATTATCAGAATCAGAAAGATTAACAGAGGAAGAATTGATTATTGAGGATTTGATGACTACTTTTAGACACTCTCAAATAGAAACGGAGGGCAATGATCCCAAACTATCAGGACAAAGTTTTGGTACTCCACATGATATGATGTCATTAAAGTTAGCTTCTAAAGGAAATGAAGTAGATGCAATGTCATTTGACGATGGAGAAGAGTTAGAATTTGCAGACAAGGAGGATAATCGAGGAAGACCTAAGAGAATTGGTACATTCGGCACAAAAGATGACACAGTTAATGGTAGAGATTCTATGGGAGACCGAGATATGAAATCTAACTTAGAAGGAGAAAGAGACCCTTTAAAAGCTAGAAAAAGAGAGAATCCGGTAAATTTAGAGTCAAAACTAGTAAATTCTCTCAGGAGACAATTTGATAGTGGTATAGGAAACAAGAATCTAATTATCGAAAAATCATTTAAAGAAAACGAAAAAGCAGCAGGCACAGATTTGCTAAGTGAAAATAACTTGTTAGATTTAGAGTGATTTAGATAAACATTACAATATTTATTTAAAATAATTTCTTTTAATAAGAAATTCACAACTATAAAAAATGAAGAAAATAAAACACAAAAAGCACCGGAATACGGGATTGATTTTTGAAATGCTAGTGAAAAAAATGACTAGCAATGTATTACAAGGAGAAGGGATAAATGAAATATCCTCAATTATAAAAAAACACTTTTCAAACAATTCACAGATTAGACAGGAGTTGACGTTCTACCAAATGTTAACTAAAGAGAAAGTAAATAGTCCTAACCTCGCTAATGAATTAATTGAATCCATAAAAGAAGCTAGAAACTCCTTAGACCTCGAAAAATTGAATAAGGAGAAATATAGATTATACAAAGACATTACATCATATTTCGGCGGGGATTCTTTCTTTGACATAAAAGTAGAGAACTATCAAAACTATGCTAGCATCTATACATTATTCGAGTACAATCAATCAGATAATCCTCCAGTAATGGTTTCAAATAAACAGAATCTAATAGAATGTATATGCAATGTAGAATCATCTAATACCATGTCATCTGAATACTTAACAGAATCAGAAGATATTAGATTGTCAGCATTTGAGATAATGATTGAAAAGTATAATGATAAATACAATGGTCTATTAAGTGAGCAAAAAACATTATTAGGCAATTATATAAACATGGAGACATCATCAGATGAATTTAAAACATTTATTACATCTGAAACAAGTAGATTGAAAGAATCCATTAATAGCATTATTCCTAATGTTGAAAATGTAGCATCAGCAAATAAGTTAAATGAAATGATTGATGTCTTAGATCAAGTTAATAATGCAAAATATATTACAGAAGATCATATACATGTTATTATGAAATATTATGAGTTTGTAAATGTTATAGCAAAGTGAAAAATATAAAAAATAATAAAGAAGCATTCATGAAATACCTATTTGAGTCTTTAAATAAAAGTTTTAAAGTGGGTGGCCCCGCCGAATCTTCTTCCAAATACTTACCTATTGACGACGAGGATGGAGTTAAAACTGAAATGAATGTAACAAGTAATCTGGATGGTGGTGAAGGCCCTCCAAGAACTCCTCTAGTATTCAAAAGAAGAAAACCTGAGACAAAGGAAAAACCTTACAAGTTCATAAAGAAAACAACTTTCAATAAAATAGAGAGGGATAAAGAAAAACAAAAATCCACTCCATTTTTAAAACAAGAATCCGTAATAAATTTCATAGACGAATTCTTAAAAAATATAAATAATGGCACAAAATAGAGTACTCCTAATAGACTCCATATCAACTTTTAATCCCGTTAGCTGCGTATTAAGAGAATCCAAAGGAAAAAACGGCGGATTATTGGTTAAAGGAATTTTACAAAGAGCTGATTCCGTAAATCATAATAAAAGGATGTACCCTCGAAAATTGATGGATGAGCAAGTTAAAAAATATCAGGATAAAATAAAAGAGGGTATAGCTTACGGAGAATTAGATCATCCGGAAAGAGCTGATACCTGGCTATCCGAGGCATCTCACATAATTACAGAAATTTGGTGGGACGGAGATGACATATATGGTATTGCTGAAATTTTAGACTGGACACCAAAGGGTAATTTACTAAGAAAATATTTTGATAAGGGACACACGGCAGGAATAAGTTCTCGAGGAGTTGGAACTTTAAGGGAAGCTGGACTTAGAAATGGCGCACCTTACTATGAAGTTGGAGAAGATTATGAAATGGTTGCTTTTGACTTCGTATCTAATCCATCTACACAGGGAGCATTCATGTCGCCTGTAGTAATGAAAGAATCTAAAAGTTATTTTGTAAATGTTGATACACTAGCTGACGAAATCCTAAATATGTCAAAAATACTGTAATGGCATCTATTATATTTTTATCTCCGGATTTTACTTTCACTAAAGAATTGAATGAAAGATTTAAATCCATGGGTAATAAAGAAAGGTCTCCTGGGTATGTACGAGTACAGATGGAGGATAGACTAAAAGGATTATTGAAAAAGGAAACAGAAATAATAGAAAAAGAATTTAAATCTTCCATAAAAAACAAAAGAGGAGTAGATTCAAAAAAAAGCGTTAAAATAGTTACAAGTTTAGAAAATTTCTATAAAAATGCTGATTCTATTATAAAAAATAGTAAAATCATAATAGTATCTGATTTAGAAACTAGAAAATTATTCAGGAAAAAGTCTGCCCCCGGAGGTGTGAATAGAGATACTTTTATAGCTAGATTAATAAAAGTAGGAGAAAGAAACAGTATAACAATAAGAAGTTATTTACTTCTTTATAAGTACGATATAGATAAGGTACTAAACGAAAGCTCTTTTGTCGATTTAGTATCAAATACAAGAGAGCAATATATAAAGAGTTCTGAATCAGGTCCTGGATTTAAAACACAAGTGGATAAAGGAGACAAAAGTAGTTTTATAGATTATGAATTAGGAGACGCATTAGCAAGCGCTCCCGCAGGAGTTTCTGAATATAGGGGAGTTGCTGATGTTTTAAAAAAAGAAGAAGAGGCAGACGAAGAAACTACAATAAACGAGGCAATACAAATACAAAAAAAAGCTAAGGCAAACGCTAAAATTCTATTTACCCCCACAGGTAATATGGTGAAAGATTTAAAAATAGCTATTGTAAATAAGTTGTTAATAAAAATAAAATACGTAAGTGATAGTAAATCCGAAGAATTAGCTACAGGAGTAAGATTAATAGAACCTGTAGCTTTGGGACAGTCTAAAAAAAGTCCTGCAAAAGGATTGGCTATAAGAGCCTGGTTAAAAAAAGGTGACACAAATAATCCCGAGGATAGACCGGGATGGAGATTTCTATATGTATCTAATATAAAAAGTATAGAATTTACAGGAGATGTTTTTAACTACAAAAGACCTTCTTATAATAGTGCAGGAGATAAGTGGATGTCATCAATATCTGTTATAGCTTCTTTTGACACTAAGAGAATATATGGAAAAGGCAGAAGAGCTGAAATTTATACATCTATGGTTGAAACATTAAGCATACTTATATCTTCTTCATCCGGCCCTCAATTAAGATCATACGTAAAAAAACTAAAAGAAATAAAGAGAAATCATGAAAATGGAAAACAAGTTTTAGGATACGCTGATAGAGAATTGTTGTACTCTTATTTTCCATAAAAAACGGTTTTTTGCCTTAATAATAAATAAAAATACACGTTTTATATAAAAAATAGCATTTTAGTAAAAAACAATAATATTTATTGATAATAATATCTTGTTTAATATAAGATTAAACGATTAAAAAATATATTTAAGATTTACAATAGTCTTACAATCAAAATAGTAACATGAACGATTTATTAAAATCCGCAATTGCCGATGCAAAAGCCATAAAAGATACGGCAATGCAAAATGCAAAAGCAACTCTTGAAGAGTCAATTTTCTACAAAGTATCTCCACTTCTTGAAAGTAATCATGAAAATGACAAAGAAGAAGAAGAAGATGTGAAGGAGGAATATGGTTCTTCTAAGTCTCCTAAATTCGAAAAAGGAAAAAAACCTGACTTCGGAAAAAGACCTAATATGGAAGCCAAAGAAGAGGGCGAAGAAGAAGTAGAAGAGGCTTATGACAACGAAGAAGAAGAAGGTGGTAAAGAGCAAGAAAATGAATCTGCTTCTTTAGAAGAAATCCTAGCTGAATTAGAAGAAGAATTAAAATCTTCTAACATTGGAACTGGGGACAACAAAATGGACAATTACGACAGCGATACAGAAGACCCTCAAGGTCCTAAGTATTTTAGCCGTAACGAAGTTATGGGTGCTCTAGAGTCTATGTTTTCACAAGCTATTGGAGAAGGAGAAGAAGAAGAAGGTGATGGCGAGAAAGAAAATAAAGATATGAAACGGATGCAAAACGAATTAAAAGAAGCTTATGAAGTTGTAAATCAACTCAAAGGAATGCTTCAAGAAGTTAATCTGTTGAATTCTAAATTACTTTACACATCTAAACTTTTCCGTAACTACGCTTTATCAGAAAATCAGAAAAAAGATATTTTAGAAAACTTTGAGCGTGTAGTAACAATCAGAGAGGCTAAATTATTATATTCTACTTACGCTAAAGTACATGAAGGTGTAGACGCAAGTAAAGGTAAAAAATCTAAAAATATTACCGAATCTTTTGCTTCAAAACCAACTAACAGCACAGCTCCTTCTGCTGCTACTAAATCAAATATTGTAAACGAATCAAACAATCTACGTGCAAGATTACAAGAACTTGCAGGTATAATTAAGTAAAAATATGGGAAATTTAGACCACATGCTTCCGCATGACTATAACAGGACACAAAAAGCGGAGGCGATGAAATACATAACCAAGTGGGAACCCACTGGTTTACTTGAGGGCTTGGATGAGAAAAGAGAGAAACCGCACTTAGCAGTACTTTTGGAAAATCAAGCTCGCCAAATCGTAACAGAAGCTAACAGAACTGGTACTGCTTCTAATTCGGAAGAATGGGCAGGTGTAGCACTACCTTTAGTACGAAGAATTTTCTCTTCTATTGCGGCTAAAGATTTTGTTAGCATTCAGCCGATGAACCTACCTTCAGGTCTAGTATTCTTCTTAGACTTCAAATACGGTACATCACAGCCAGGATTCTTTGCTAATCAAGGTAAAAATTCTCAGAAAGACTCACTATTTGGTATTACTGATTCAGATAAGGGAGGTACAGCAGGTACTCAAGGTCTTTACGGTGCTGGAAGATTTAGCTATTCTATTAATGACTATTCAAGTTCTACTCTGTCTTTCACAGGTAGTATAAATAGAATTAATACCACTAAGTTCTTTACAGGATCTGTTAACATGACTTCTGATATTAACTACGATACTAACTTCTCTGCATCATACAAGAGCAATACAAAGTTACGTAAAGTATTTGTATCTACTGACTCTGTTTCAGGATTTGATCCACTAGGAGTTAGAGCATTTACAGTAACAGGAACTAACATTAACGATACATTCCAACAGTTTACGTCTTATGACTTGACTAACAATAGAATCGTATTCATTGTTTCTGGTTCTACTACAATATCTAACGTAAAAGTAAATTACCACAAACAACCTACCGACCTTACTAGAGGTGACTTCGAAGAGGGTAAAACTCAAGCGGGAGGTAATAAAGAAGATTTACCAATTCCGGAAATCAATTTGGAAATGCGCTCCGAGGCCATTACGTCTAAAACACGTAAGCTAAAAGCTAAATGGACACCGGAATTCGCGCAGGATCTTAACGCATACCACTCTATTGATGCAGAAGCGGAATTAACTTCTATGCTTTCTGAATATATTTCTCAGGAAATTGATTTGGAAATTTTAGATATGTTAGTTTCTGAAGCTCAGACAGTAGAAAGATGGTCAGCAAGGATTGGATTCCAGTATGATCCGGGTTCAGCTAATTTCACAAATGCAGCTACAACTGGTCAATTCTACAATCAAGGCACTTGGTTCCAGACAATCGGAACTAAAATGCAAAAAGTATCTAACGAAATTCACCGATTAACCATGAGAGGTGGTGCTAACTTTATTGTTACATCTCCAACGATTGCTACTATCCTTGAATCAATCCCAGGATACGCAGCTGACACTAATGGTGATCAAGCTAAATTTGCAATGGGTGTACAGAAAGTAGGTTTGTTAAATAGCAGATTTACTGTATACAAGAATCCATATATGACTGAGAACTTATTGTTAATGGGCTATAGAGGCGCTCAATTCCTAGAAACAGGAGCTGTTTACGCACCATACATTCCGTTAATTATGACTCCTCTAGTATACGATCCGGAAAACTTCACTCCAAGAAAAGGTATCATGACGAGATATGCTAAGAAAATGGTTCGTCCTGAGTACTACGGAAAGATTTATGTTCACGGATTAGATTCTCTATAATATTAAAGTGTTCATAATTTATTGATATACAGGCGGGGCTTCTAAAAAGCCCCGCCTTTTTTATTTAGACTGAACTTAATCTATATCTACTTTGTTTTAAAAAATAAAAATCATGACAAACGTAAACAGAAAAATTAAAGATTTAAAAAAGATTGATGAGAAAATTAATGATTTAGGAAAAGCATTACTAGAAAATCCGGATAAAGAAGCTTATATAAATCAAAAATTAAATGCATTATCAAATGAAAAAACATTGATTGAAAAATTTTTATCTAATATTAATTACCTGTACATTCATAAAACCATTGACGATCCTTATATTAAATTAAAAAGATCTCCTGCTGTAAAAAAAGATGGCAACTATATTAGCAAATACTAAATTGTAAAACGTATTTATTATAAAAACTACATGGCGGAAAACACAGAAAAGAGGTTGCCGAAGAATCCGGTAAAATTTGATATCCAATTATCAAACGACCAAAAAGAAGCTAAAGACAAAATATTAATGCACCCTGTTAATTTTGTCTTAGGTAAACCCGGGAGTGGCAAAACACTACTTGCAACTCAGATAGCTCTTGATAAGTTTTTTAGGAGAGAAATAAATAAGATAGTCATTACTAGACCTATGGTTGCTACCGAAGAAATGGGATTTTTACCCGGAACATTTGAAGAAAAATTAGAGCCGTGGATAGTTCCTATAAAAGACAACATATCTAAAGCATACGCGAAGCAATCAGCGGTAGAAAGATTATATAGTGACAAATCCGTTGAACTCGTTTCTTTAGCTCACTTTAGAGGTAGAACTTTTGACGACGCTATTTGTATTATAGATGAATTTCAGAACTTGACAAAAGAGCAGCTCTCCATGTGCATAAGCCGATTAGGTAAAAACACAATCATGATATTTACAGGAGACGAAAATCAGATAGATTTAAAACATAAAGAACAATCTGCAATTAAGCTAGTACCTATAGTTGATCAGAGCAAATATGTTAATTGCGTAAGGCTTTCCACTAATCACAGACACGAAGCATTAGATGATATATTTAAGTATTTATATCCTAACTCACTGTAATTTATGATAATTAAGTTATATGTTGGATACTACTCTCAATTTCATGCCAGCGGAGATAACTTCGCTGGCACTGAATGGGCCTTACGTCATCTTGCAGAGGCTTTTGCATCATTAGGTCACGAAGTATATATAACGGGAGACATAGTGCAGGAGAACGCTTTAAATGGCGTTATTTACTCGAAGGATTATAATGTAGAATCCGATATTCTAATTGCTCTAAATTACACTCACTACATAGATTTAATATCAGAGGATAGTTACGATAAATCTTATTTTTGGATACATAACACAGACCCTTTCTTCTACAATTTCTATAAGGGAGAGGATGTTGATAATTTACAAGACAAAGTATTTAATCATCCTAAATTTGAAAGTGTTATTTGTGTATCTAAGTATCATAAGGGAGAATTTGACAAACATTTTCCGAATGTCCCTTCTATCATGTTATACAATGCAGTAAAACATATAGAAAAGTCAGATAAATTAATTATTGATGATTCTTACATCTATATATCGCATGCAGAAAGGGGATTAAGAGAGATATTGATACATTGGAGACAGATTTTATATCATCGACCTCAATCATCTTTATACATAGTAACGCCAAAATACGGAGAAAAATTCTATGAGAAGCATTTTTCTTATGTTAAAAGCACGTATAAAAATGTGTACTATCATGGATCTATGAGTAAAGATGCTTTAATGACTTTTGCGAGTAATAAAAAGTATTGGTTATATCCTTCTAATTATGATGAGACATTTTGTGTATCTGCTGTTGAAATGCAAATGTTAGGATTGATTCCTATAACAAGATTAAGAGCAGGATTAAAAGAAACTGTATTTAATTATATTGATTTTGATTCATGGTTATCATGTGTATTGTCTAATGATAATTTTAAAATGCTTACTAATTCATCTACATCAAATTTAAATGTATATGATGCTTTTAATCCTAAAATGATTGCTAAAGAATTTATAAATATTAATGTCATGGAAAATAAATTAAAGATAGATGCTGTCTATGTGATTACTTTTGATGTATCTGATGAAGCTATTAATAGATACACCGCCGAATTTAATAAACTAGGTATCATACCGGGTGAGTTTCATTTATTTAAAGCTATAGATGGTAGAAATGTTAAAGTAGATTTTGATTGGTCTTTATACAATAGTTGGAAAATAGATAATCATAGTAATTCATATTATAACCGAGATATATTGCCTGGAGAGATTGGATGTGCTTTATCTCATTTATCTGTATGGAAAGATGCTAAAAAGAAAAATTATGATTCTATTTTAATTTTAGAGGATGATTTTAAAGTAAATGGAGAGTTCCCCGCGAAAGAAATAGCATTATACGATTGGGGACTATTATACTTAGGAAGACAAAAAATCGGCGGGGACATAGACATACAAAATGAATTATACGTACATCCAGGATACTCATGGTTATCTCATGCCTACATGTTATCAAAAGTAGGAATACAAAGAATAATAGAACAGAACTTTGAAAAATACATCTTACCAGTAGATGACTTCATAGCATCAACATACTCAAACAACAATGAAAGATTAGATTTAACATTTATATGGAAAGACATGAATGCATATAGTTTAAAAGAATCTATAGTAAGTCAAACAAGTAATGCAAAAACAAGTAAAACATCAAGTAATTCATTTGCATCTAACATCTATCTAACAAAAGATGTAGATAAATGGTCATCCATGTACATCAATCCTGCATTAAAGAATAAAGAATATGATTTAATTGTAGATGAACCCATACCTGATGTCTTACATTTACATGCATTTAAAAAAGAATTTTGCAATGAAGTCATAAGATTAGCAGAAGAATGTGGAAAATGGACAAAAGATAGACATTATTATTATCCAACTCATGACATGTTAATCAATGAATTTCAATTACATGATGCTTATGACATGTTTTTAAATACTTACATATATCCCCTCGTAAAATCTAATTTTGTACTTACCGGAGATAAATGGAAGAAATTTAGCTCTGAAAACTTTATTATAAAATACACACCGGAAAATCAAGGGCATTTATCTCTACACCATGATGATTCTGCATTCTCTACCGTACTTACTTTGAATGATGAATACGAGGGAGGAGGTACATGGTTTTCAAAACAAAAGAAATTAGTTAAAGGAGAAGTAGGTGAGTTAACAATACATCCGGGACAGATAACACATAGGCATGGTGCAAGACCTGTAACTTCCGGAGTTAGATATGTTCTCGTATCCTTTATAAGACAAGTATATTAAAAAGTGAAATAAAAGACTTTTTTAATACTATTTATTGTAAACAGCAGATGGCAGTTCACATACCTATTTGGCCTGGAAGTGGTAGCGCAGTATCTGGATCTACACCTTTCGGAATATTTGACAAAGATAGAAATTTTCAAAAGGACGCCCCTAAAGTAGCCGTATGGTGCGCTAGAAGATTAGGATATCCTCTTAGTGACGTGGAATTACAAGATATAAACTTCTACACCGCTTTTGAAGAGTCTATATCCGAGTATAGCAATCAAGTTAATGCTCACTCTGCTAAAGACAATATACTAGGATTAATGGGATTCAATACCGGTTCCCTTAGATTAGAAAAAGAATTAGTTACCAATTCAATAGCAGGCGTATTAGAAATATCTGCGGAATACGGTACAGAGATTGGAGTAGGAGGCAGAACCACATATTATACTGGCTCTATATTGGTAAAAGAGGGGAAACAAGTTTATAGCCTATTAGACCCCACTAAAGTTTCATTAGAATCCGGTAATCCCGCTACAGACAAATTCGTAATAAGAAAAATGTTTCACAATGCACCACCGGCTATTGTAAAATACTTTGACCCCTTTGTAGGAACAGGATTAGGTAGCCAAAACTTACTTGACCAATTTGGATTCGGTAATTTTAGCCCCGGAGTTAATTTCTTATTAATGCCTATGCACCATGATATTCTTAGGATGCAGGCGATAGAATTTAATGACCAAATAAGAAAATCTGCATACGGCTTCGAGATAATTAATAATAGAATAAGAATATTCCCTACACCGGTTAGAGAATACAAAATTTGGTTTGAATACACTTTAGATTCCGAATACAAAAATGCGAATAAAGGAGGTACAGGTAAAATAAATAGCCATGCTACTATTCCTTATTTCACTCTACCTTATTCTAGTATCAATGACATAGGTAAACAGTGGATAAAAAAATATACGCTTGTCCTATCTAAAGAAATGCTTGCTTATGTTAGAGGTAAGTACAAGACTTTACCCGGACTAGAGGACGATATTGTTTTAAATACTGAAGATTTAATGTATTCGGTAAATGAGGAGAAACAAAGATTAATAGATGTTCTTAGGATAGAGTTAGATCAATTTAGCCGTCAATCCCAATTAGAAAGAAAGATGGCAGAATCCGAAGCTCATGAAAAATTTTTAGCAGTAATTCCACTTAAAATATACGTAGGATAATGGCACTATTTGGAAGTGGTAGAGATGCTTCTTTAGTTAGGAGTATAAACAGAGAAAGAGTGAATAAAGTGATGGCCTTAGAGGTTGAACTTTATAAATTATCTAGGGAAGATACTAGAGAGAACATATATAGAGAAGCACCTAGTAAAGTATTCTATAATGCTACTAGACTAAACTGTATCATAAAAAGAGGTACCAAAGAAACTATCGACACTGACTTTGGATTGGATTTTGAAAGAGAAGCTACATTTTACTTTTTAAGAGATGATTTATTAGAGAGAGACTTGGTTATAGAACCCGGCGACTATGTATTCTTTGATATGGATTTTTATGAACTAAACAATGTATTCTCTGATAATGCATGGTTTGGAAGAAATCCTGAAACATATATACCCCATGTCTTAGGAGAAGAATCTGAATTTGGTTATAATATATCAGTCATAGCGCAAGCACACTTAAGTAGAAAAACAAACTTAACTACCACTGATTATAGGTCCGGAATTAATGACGCGTATGATGAACTAAACAAATATTAAAATGGCTAAATCTACGATAAATCCTACGGTATATAATCAACTCTATAGAAATCAAGTAAATAGAGGAGAGCAGACTAGAGAAGACGATGATTACATTAAGATTCCTGAAATTACAATATATGATGTAGATTACTCTATACTTCAATACATTAGAAATAACATCAAACCTGAAGTTCAAGATAGAGATAGAATGATTGATGTTCCTGTGATGTATGGTAGCGGAGAACTCTGGTCTCAAATTCAATCAAATGGTTTTATGCGAGATGAAAAAAACAAACTTCTTTGTCCTGTAATTACATTATCTCGGACAAGAATGGAAGAATATAAAGCCTTCGCTAAGTTAGATGTAAACAACAGAGTTTCTAGCAGGGTATATTACAGAGATGGGTACACTCAAAATAATGCCCGGTATGGATCTAACAATAGGGGCAATACAGATTTACCACAAAAAGAAGTCTACATATCTATAATTCCTGAATACTACTATGTGTACTATGATTTAAGCATTTGGACAGATTTTAATGAACAGTTAAATAAAGTAATAGAGCAATTTATACCTGTCAATAATTTTGTGTGGGGAAATGATTATCAATTTGTTACACACATCGAAGATTTTACATTTTCCGCAGTAAATATATCAAAACAAGAAAGAATTGTAAAAGCATCTACAAGATTAAGAGTATTAGCTACACTCATGCCAGCATTTGTAGAGAGAAAATCATCTATTCAAAAAGCATTATCTATTAAAAAGGTAGCAATGTCAGAAAGATTAACGTAATTTCATATTTTTTTAATTGTTTGAGATTTTTAAAACATATTTATAACAAATGAGAATTTATTAATAATTCTTGGTATAATATTTAATTGACAAAAACAAAAAAATGGCAGAAAGAATAGTCAGTCCTGGCGTATTTACAAGAGAAAAAGACCTTAGTTTTTTACCTTTAGAAATACAAGCTATAGGAGCGGCGGTTGTAGGTCCTACTTTAAAAGGACCCGCGTTCGTTCCTTCTACAATCTCCTCTTATGAGGAATACCTTAGAGCTTTTGGTGGAGCCTTTAGTTCGGGTTCCGGTACATCCGAAAGACAGTACAAGTTCTTAACAGACTATGTAGCACAAGAATATTTGAGATATGCTGAAAATTTAACCGTAGTTAGGGTACTAGCCGGTAATTATCAGTACGCAAGTTCAAATGTAGTAACTAGAGGCGCTTATGCTGCTGCTCCTGCTGGTATTAAGGCTCGATTAACAGGCTCTTACTTTACAGCCGCTCAACAAACTTTTAAACTCACTGTAGTATCTCCGGGTAATTATGTAAATACATCACTCACTTCTATTGCCTCTAATAATGGAATAGGAAACCCTAATGATGACTCTACAGGAGGAGTGTTGAACATAGGAAACAGAGAGAATTTAAGATGGGAAGTAAGAGACGTTAACACTGATTTAGGTACTTTTGATTTGTACATAAGAAGAGGAGACGACAGACACAACAGAAAAGTAATTGTAGAGCAGTACAATGATTTAACTTTAGACCCTAACGATACTAACTACATCGGTAGAGTTATCGGAGATCAAATGTACACATTAAGGTATGATTCTGATGGTATTCCTTTCTTGCAGTTAAGCGGATCTTTCCCTAACAGATCAAGATATATCCGAGTAGAGGTATTTAAAGAAAATTATAACTACTTAAATGAAAATGGACAGATAAGAGTTGCTGCATTCTCTAGTAGTTTGCCCGCTGAAGTATCTGGTACTTTCTCCGGAGGTTCCGATGGATATGTAAAACACCCAAGATCATTCTTTGATAAAATTAGTGGACAAAACAGCCAGGGATTCAATTTAGATGATTTAGCAGGCGGAGCTTCTGGTTCAACTGCTTATATGGATGCTATTGACATTTTAGCCAATGCAGATGAATATGATATCAACATGTTACTCATGCCTGGAATTATTGACGGAGTAGGTGAACAACATGGTGAAATTATAACAAAAGCGATTGCCATGATTGAAAATAGAGGAGATATTTTCATGGTGATTGACCCAACTAGATACGGTGATACTATTGGACAAGCTATAAACGCAGCCTTAGCAAGAAATACTTCTTATGCTGCTTACTACTATCCATGGGTACAAATAGCTGACGCTGACTTAGGAAGAAATGTATGGGTTCCACCATCCACTGTAGTATCAGGAGTTATTGCATTCAATGACTACGTACAGTTTCCTTGGTATGCTCCAGCCGGTTTAAATAGAGGTGCCATTGACGTAGCTCTACAGGCAGAGAGAAAATTAACTTTAGGAGATAGAGATAGACTTTATACTTACAATATTAATCCTATTGCTACTTATCCAAGAGAAGGTGTAGTTGTATGGGGACAGAAGACTTTACAGAAGAAAAGATCTGCACTTGATAGGATTAACGTAAGAAGGCTATTAATCACTGCTAAAAAATTCATTGCATCATCTTCTAGGTATCTAGTATTCGAACAAAATACAAAAGAAACAAGACTTAGATTCTTAAGTATTGTTGAACCTTACTTGGAAAGCGTTAGAAGAAATCAAGGTTTATATGATTTTAGAGTAATTATGGATGAATCCAATAATACTCCCGATGTTCTTGACAGAAATGAGTTAAGAGGTGCTATTTATTTAAAACCTACTAGAACCGCGGAATTCATAATCTTAGATTTCTTTGTGTTACCTACAGGAGCTTCTTTCCCTGGTGATACAGAATAAACAAAAAAAATAGACTAAAATGGCATTTATAAACTCCCCATTTAAATATTTTAACCCTAAGCAGCAGATGAGATACGTCCTCTATATCAATGATAGAGGAATGGACATCCCTACTTATATGGTTAAAACAGCGGATAGGCCCTCGCTAGATCAAAATCCAGTAACTGTAGATTATATCAATACAGAATTTAAGGTTAAAGGTAAATCTAGGTGGCAAGATATCTCTGTAACATTATATGACCCAATTGAAGTAAACGGTGCTAGACTTCTGCACGACTGGATTAGTAAACTTCACCATAACTCCGGATTACTCCAACCTGGCACAGGATTAGTAACCCCGGGAGAAGATGGATATATCTGGGAATATAAGAGAACATTAAGATTTGAAGCGGTTAGTCCTCATGGAGATGCTGTAGATCAGTTCCTATTATACGGAGCTTTTATTGCAGATGCTAAGTGGGGCAACATGGATTTATCTTCGGATGATTTAAACATGTTGGATTTAACTATAACTTATGATTACGCAACCATGCCAGCTGTACAGAATGCAAATGTACTGGTTCGTGACGTAGACGCATCGGTACCTGTAACAAGACCTAACGCAGGATAATTATTAATAAACCACAGAGGTGCATTTATGCACCTCTGTGCTTATAAAATACACATGGCATTTACACACAAACCTTTTAAGTATTTTAATCCAAAGCAGCAAATGCGCTTTGAGTTATATATGCAGGCAGATCCTTTTGGTCCTTTTTTTCCTACGTATGCCATAAAATCAGCAGAAAGACCTACTTTAGAGAATAATCATATCACAGTAGATTACATAAATACAGAATTTCACGTTAAAGGAAAATCAAGATGGCAGCCCATAACAATACGTTTTTATGATCCAATTGAAGATAATGGTGCCAAAATGTTACATGATTACATTAATAACTATCATCACAATTCCGGCACAACGGGAACATCTTTTAATCTTTTAACTCCGGGAGAAGATGGTTTTATACATGAATATAAAAGAACATTATATTTAAGATCATTATCACCTCATGGAGATGTCATGGATTCTTTCGTATTAGTAGGAGCATTTTTTGATTCTATTAAATGGGGAGAATTTGACATGTCTAGTGATGATTTAGTATTGATGGAAGGAACAATAGTATATGATTATGCCATGGTTAGAGGAAGTAAGGTGAAACTTCCTGATGTAGAAGGACCTGGATTAGATGGCGGAGGCGCTAATTTCGGAAAGCAATTAGGAGATGCAGCTATAAATATTGGAAAAGGAGCAGCTCAAGCAGCCGCTAATGCCGGAATAAGTGCATTAGGTAATTTGATTGGCGGCGGCGGAAGGAACTAGTTTTCTTTGTTTTGTATTAATTTTAAGTTTTTAGTATATTTATTATAAAAAGAAATGGCTAAATCTACGCCCATATTTAGACAGAAAAAAATAGACAGAACAGTAGCGATAGACTCTACGGGCGCTTCTGAATATACCCAATACAGACCTTTCGCCTATTTTGAACCTAAATTAAAAAATAGATTTGTCCTTTACTTAGACGTACAAGGAATTTATATACCTAGTTATTTAGTAAAATCAGCGACTAAGCCCGGATTTACCTACGATAATATAGAATTACAGTACATTAACACAAAGACAAACTTTAAAGGTAAGATGACATGGGATCCTATAGAGATAGTACTATATGATCCTGTGGCAGCACATAGGTTTTCTCCTAGAGCAGCTAATAATCCTTTTGTAGACTCCTTATCTAGTTCTGAGGAAGTTAATAATGATTCATCTGTTTTAATATACGAGTGGATACTAAACACACACTCAAACTACATAGAAGGAAAAGAATATGCGCTAGAAACATATAAGAAAACTTTAATATTAGAAACATTAATGCCGAGAACAAATATACAATCAGAAAGATGGGAAATACATGGTGCGTATGTTTCGGCAGTAAAATGGGGTGATTTAGATTTATCGGATGATTCTTTATCCACTTGTTCTGTAACAATTATGTATGATTATGCGTTAATAAAAGACGCTAATCAAAGAAAGGTTATTCCTTACAATAAAGAGCGTATTAATCCATTAGAAACACTACCTGATTCTATTAAATCTCTTAATCAAAAAATTCCATCAGTAGGATTATTGCCAAGATCTTAAAAATTAAACAAACATAAATATTATGAAGCCAGACAGAGAAGTTACATTTAATCAAAGTCCTAGCGAAGACGGTATGGAAATTCCTATTCCGGTTATTCCAACTGTCCCTCAAGGACTAAATCAGACTACATTATTAGTAGATTTACCATCTAGAGGTCTTTTTTACCCTAAAGAAAATCCTCTATCCTCGGGTCAAGTAGAATTAAGATACATGACAGCTAAAGACGAGGACATCTTAACCAATCAAAACTATATCATGCAAGGAACGGCTATTGAAAGAATGTTCCGTAACTTGCTTGTATCAGAGATTGATTGGGATGATTTATTAGTTGGAGACAAGAATGCCATTATGATTGCATCTAGGATTGCAGCTTATGGAGATGAGTACGTAATCCAAGTTACCACACCATCAGGTAATACACAGGACACGACAATCAATTTAAGTGAATTAAAGCCCAAACCGATTGACGAATCTGTATTAGTAACTAAGAATAGTAATTTATTTAAATTAACCTTACCTAAATCTAAAAAAGAAGTTCATGTTAAGTTATTAACAGGAAAAGAAGATAAGGAAATTGACGCTATTGTTAAATCTTACGAGAAAGTAGGAAAAGATCCGGGCTTACTAACATTGAGATTGAAGCACATGATTGTCGCTCTTGATAATAATGTTGACTTAGTGTACATTAGAAACTACATTGACACAGACTTATTAGCAGCAGACAGTAGAGCTATCAGATCTTTCTTAAGTAAAATTCAACCGGATGTAGATTTTAACGTAGAAGTGATAGACCGGTACACCGGGGAGCCATTTCGCACTCCAGTGGTTTTCGATGAAAGATTTTTTTGGCCTGACCTCGAGAGATAGACAGTACATATATGAAGAAGTTTTTCAACTAATTCATTATGGAAAAGGATTTACATATAATGATTTGATGGACATGCCTATATTTATTAGAAAATTCTTTTACAATAGATTATTAGAAGCTTATGAAGAAAGAAATGAAGCAAATAAAAAAGCATCCAAAAAATCAAGAAGATAGAATGAAAGAAGTTAGGGAGGGGATTCTCTCCTCCCTTTTTTCATTATTAGCCATCCCTACACAATTAAAAATGGTGGGTAGAATGTATAATGCTGCAAAGGAAGATGAGAAATTAAAAAATCTAAGAGCCCAAAGATTACAGCGTCTGCAATCTCTAAAACATGATTCTGATTCTAATAATAAGCATTTTAAAAAGTATAAATAACATCAAAGACTTAATAAATATGTGATATAATGGGAATAGATGCTATAAAAAAAATGGTAGAAGCCATCTTTAATGATTTAAGTCATTTTAAAGAGAAGTATGAATCGGCTTATGCGTCTTTAGTTACGATAAAAGACGACGGTATAAAAGAATTACAAGCTAGTAAAAAAGATCGCTCCGCCAATTCCCAGAAAGAAATTGATCGACAAATAGAAGGTCTAAATATAGTTTACAAAAAAGAGCACGCAAAACATGAATCCTTATTAAAAAGTATAGATAGTGCTATAAAGGCAGCGAAATTGATTAAAAGCCACACAAATGTAAATGGCTACTCTATTACAACAATCCAAGAAGAATTAAATAATCTCATTCCATTTATTGAGACAGTATATACCGAGTCAAAGTTTCTAATAGGTAGAATAGAAATAGGATCGTATACATTAGGACAACAACTAGAGTTGAAAGAAAAGGGTCTTGATTATCCTAAAGGAAAAGAAAAGAAGTTTTTAGAAAAAGAACTACGTATAGCCTCTGTTAATTTAAATAATATTAACCCTGATGCTAAAGTAACATTAGGAGCTTTTAATAGAGCAAGAGGTGTAATCGACAAACAAGGAAACAGAACTGGAATAGAAGGTAAGTTATCTGATTTAAAGGAAAGAAAAAAGAATGAATGGTTAAAGCCAACAACTTTAGACTTAAAGAGAAAAAAAGAAAATAATGATATTATTAGAAATCATTTAACAGATATTACTCCTGATAAGTTACACACTATACCTCAAAATGTACAAAAAAAAATAAAAGCATATATAGGAGGTGTAAGTATATCTAGAGAAGAGCATTACAAAAAAGGAGACCCTTATAATGAATCAGACCTTGAACAATTAATATACGCAAAAACAGGAATGTCTAGAGAGGATATTCTGCATAGTGAAAACTTATTTCCTAACCCAGAGGGATTAACAAATAAAAAAACGGAAGAAACTGCACAATCACCCGCAGAAATTAAATCTCCTGTAAAAAGAAAAGGAAAAAATAAAGCACCCGCAGACGTTATTTCTGATACAGCCTCTGTAGCTAATACATCATCACCCGCAAACATTACTTCTGATACAGCCTCTGTAGCTAATACATCATCACTTGCAGACGTTATTTCTGATACAGCCTCTGTAACTAATACAACATCCCCGGGAAATAGAGGAGGTGGTAAAAAGAGAAGAATTTCAATACGTGGGAGAGGTGGTAGCATTGGAGGTGCAAGTACCGGAGGAGGGTCACAATCACCTATTGAAGAGATTAAGCCTAAAGTTGAATACGGAGGAGGGTCACAATCACCAGGAGAAGTATCGGATGAAATGCTTAAAATAATTGAGCAAGCAGTATTTAATGGAACTGCTAGAGCTTTTAGTCAATTTTCAAATTCTCCGATAAGCGCGCCATCTGAATTTAGTGATTCGGCAATAGATAAGATAGGAAATACAGTTTATGAAGCAATGAAAAAAGCTTTAGACTATTATTCTGCATCTCCTGCTTTAAATATGGTTTTATTTGGAATAGACCCATCTGTTATGAAGTTATTAAAAGACGAGTTAGGAGGTCTTTCTAGTACAGGGGGCGGGACAGGTGATATGGATAAATTAGCCGAAGAATTAAGAAAAAGTAGAGAGAGCAATGAAAACCTAGCTAAAATGCAAGAAGCTAGAAGAAAAAAAGCAGCAGCAGAAAAAAGAAAAAAAGATAAAGAAGCAGAAAAGGAAAAAAAGAGAATAGCGGATCCTAATTCACCCGAAAGTATAGCTAAAAAGAAAAAAGAAGCCGACGCAGCAGAAAGAGCTCAAAAGAAAAAAGATAAAGAAGACCCTAATTCACTAGAAAATATAGCAAAAGCAGAAGAAAAAAAGAGGAAAGAAGAAGAAAAAAAAGCTAAAGAAGATAAAGCAAAGTTAAAAGCCGAAAGAGAAGCAGACCCCTTTAGAAAAAGATTAAAGACAATATTTAAAGAAGGAGAACAGGAGCTATCATTTCTATATGCTAAGACAGATGCTTTTGTAGGATGGATTCCAGGATTTAACGACGCTATATTAGAGGCTAGAAAAAGTGCTTTAGAAACTTTACGAAAAGGGTACGAAGAATTTGATTTAGAATACGCAAACTCGGGTAGTGCGTTTAAGGGTATGAAAAAAGCAATATCAGAGATGTTTAAGATATCTCCCTTCACCGTTATAGTAGCAGGATTAACAACCATAGGAATACTTTTAGGTAAAACAATTTTTAATGCAGCTCAAAAAGTAAATACTCAAATAAAGGAAATAGCAGCAGAATTAGGAACATCAAATAGACAATCCTATGAGATGTTTAAAAATGCTATGAATGCTCAAACTCAATTTGAAAATTTACATGCTAGCTTAAGAGATGTTATGGATGCTCAAAAAGGCATTCTAGGAGATTCTGGCATTTTATTAAGAACAAATGATAAAGCATTATCTGCCATAGCTGACAATGCAAAAAATATAGGATTGTCTGTAGAATCTGCCGGTGCATTTTATGAGAATTTAAGAATGAAAGGGGCGGGTGATACTGAGGCGAATAATGTCATGACTGCATCACTAGAACTTGCAGATAAAAGAGGATTTTCTCCCCAATCCATAGTAGATGATATAGCTCAAAATGCTGAATTTGCATCAAAATATTTTTCTAAGATTAATAAAGATTCTAAATCTGCTCATAGAAATTTAATCGAAACTAATATACAAGTAAAAAACTTAGGATTAAATTTTCAGAAGGCATCTAAAATGACACAGCATTTATTGTCATTTGAGCAAAGCATTACAGCAGAAGTTGAAGCATCTGTAGCATTAGGTACGCATGTTGATATTGGAAAAGCTAGAGAATTGCTTTTACAGGATGATATTGCCGGAGCGATGACACAAATGATGAATGCCATTCCGGGAGGTTATGAAGGATTTCAAAATATGGATTTTGCGGAAAGGCAATTATCGGCAAATGCTTTGGGTCTTGAAGTATCCGAACTAGAAAGAAGTTTATATCTCCGAGAAAAAATAAAACTGAGTAATTCCGAGGATTTGGAATTAGCCATGAGACATGATGACTATTTGAAAAAAATAGCAGGAACAAATGATGAACTTTATAGGACAGAATTAAATAAAGTACAAGCTGCCGAAAGATATAATACATCCATAGAAAAACTATCAGTATCATTTAGGTATGCTTTAGCTCCTGTTTTAGAAGCTGTAGTACCTGTAGTTGATTTATTAGCGGGTGCCATAAATAGATTAGCAGGGATTGTAAAATCATTCGTAGGTGGTATAACTGGAGCTAATTCTGATGCTGCAATAGGGGGTGGAGGAATAAAAACCCCTGATATGTATCAAATGGGAGGAGGCGCTCTCATGGCAACCGTTATGGGAGGGCAGTTATTAAAAATGATGAGAGGACCTGCGGGAGCTAAATTAGGAGAAGCTGTAGGTAAAGTTAAAGGAAGTTTTGATACATTAACAGGAACATTAGGCACAAAGACAAATCCTATGTACGTTATATCATTAGGAGGAGGAGTAGGTGGAGTAGGCGGTGGCATAGGAGGAGGGAAGTTCGTTAATGGTAAATTTAGATCTCAAGAAGTATTGGACAGGGCGGAATCTATTAGAAATATTAGAAACGCTAAAACCTCCACACCTAAACCCGGATTTTTAAAAGGAATAGTAAATAATGCAAAAAGTTTAAATTTTGGGTCAATTGTAAAAAATACAATAAAAACAGGAGGTATAGCTTCGGCCTTTTTAGGAGTATTGGATTATGCAGACAGAAAAGTTCAAGGTCAATCTACAGCCCAAGCAGCTTCTGGAGCGATTTCAGGTGGACTAGGGAGCATAGGAGGTGCAGCTCTAGGCGCAGCCATAGGAACTATATTATTGCCAGGAATAGGGACTATAATAGGAGGTATGCTAGGAGGATATGCAGGACACACAGCAGGTTCTAGAATGTCAGATTCATTTTTTAACAAAAAATCATCCTCATCTTACGAAACACAACCATTTCAATATCAAGGAATGGGATTAAGCGCAACAGGATCTATATACGGGGGAGTTAATAAACCAACCGCAAAAGGAATACCTGTAGAAACATCTATGGTTGATACCACTCCAACAACTCTTAAACCAAACTTTTCTAGTCCATTTAATACATTTCCTAATTATGGCACAACAAACATGTCTAGGGAATCTGTAATGGTTAATAAGTCAAGTAAAAGCGTAGCCTCGACTGCTTTAGTGCAAAGTACTCTTAAGGAAAAAGAAAAAACGGATGATGCTCTAATAAAAGAGGCTCAAGAACAAACGAAATTAATGCAGGAAATGATAAAAAGATTAAATCAGCCGGCTTTAGCCTTTTTTAATGATGAGGGAAGAAAACAAACAGCAAGCTATATTAGACTTAAAGGTACACCATAAAAATTAATCATGCCCATAGACGCAAAATCTTTATTTAATGTCACTTCGCTAGGTAGCCTTTCTATAAGGGAGAGAAAAAAACCATTTACTTTCAAATTCCAAAGAATATCTGCGGGTTCTGTTAGCAATGGGGTGACTATAGTATTAATGGCCTATATAAATAATATATCAGACTCCTCTAGCCCGGAATGGGATGAAAGACTAGATATAGGACGGGCAGACGCAAAAATTTTATATAAGAGCTTTAACAGAACTATATCTCTGTCTTTTACGGTCGCAGTAGAAAGTGAAGTAAATTCTAGACTTGAAGCAAATGAAATTTCTTTAGATAGAGAATTAGCTAATAGATCTAGTAATCGTTTTATTTCAGGAGTGGAAAGATCTAGAATTTTAACAGATCCTCCTACAAGTAATTTGACTAATATTAGAGGAGAACAGGGAGTTAGTATTGGCGGCGCTATACAAAGAGCAACAGGTACTGAGTATGCTACAAGAGATGTAGCCATAAATTTAAATGACGCTTCCAAGACCTCTACATTATCCACAAGAGTAGCTAATATTACTTATCCTTCTATTACTTCCGGAATAAGTATAACTCATGTTACTTCTCAACTTAATGAATTATCCAAACTATCTCTTCCCGTATATAACGGACCTTATGTTGGATCCTATGTTAAGTTTAGCATTGGTAAACTATATACAGATGAAATAGGTTACATAAAAGGATTAACTTTTGATTGGGATAATTCACAAATAGTATGGGACGAAGACAAGGAATTGCCTATGATTACAAATGTTTCTATGGAAATAGGATATATAGGTAAAAGAAAACCTCAAGTAGCATCAAACTTTTTTGGATAATGAATAGATACGAAGACATAACTAATATAATAAAAGAAGAATCAGGTGTTAGAAGGTACAGTACTACGTATTATTACAAAATACCATTTAAGACTAGTGATTTTTTTATATACGCTAAATCTGGGGACAGGTTAGACTTATTAGCTAATGATTATTACGGAGACCCTAGATATTGGTGGATACTAGCAAATGAAAACGATATAGGTAAAGGCACTATAGTACCTCCCATAGGAATAAGATTAAGAATTCCATACCCTTTAAATATGCTTGAGTTAGAACAATTAAAAAACGAATCAATAAATGGCACCTCCTTTTAGAAGAAAAATACCGGATTCCGTAAAAAATGTTCTTGGCAGTAGACTTAATCTTTATGTAAAGGGAAATACGTCTGATTACTACAAACCTAAAACAAGAAATACTGCGTATTGTACTATAACAAAAAATGGATTAACAGTATCTACAAGAGAAGATACTTTCGAAGAGACTTATAGCCCTAAATCCCTTAAACCTAGACCCAATTTATTACGAGCCGAAATAGAAAGAATAGGACACGATGCGTCCTTAGTAAATCTTTCTATGAGAATAAGGGGAACTATTGAAGTTTATACTCTGTCTGACTTTATAAGATACTCTGAAGTTTTTTGTATTAACGACCCTAAAAATCAATTATCTATAACAATGGCTTATGCCGCTCCTTTTGACGGGTGCCCTTCCTATACAGTTTCAGGATGTTATATAGCTTACGGAACCTGGCAAACTACAAATGAAAATTATTACCAGTTATCTTTTGAGGCTATAGGACCGGGAGAAGTTTTTTCTTCCGTTGATATTGGATTTAGTGGAATATGGGATAATGCTAAACTCTATTACAAGCATAATAAAACTTTTGATAATAAAGTTGTAGAATCCCAAGTTAACGGATATTATGAATTGATGTTATATGATGCTCAGAAATCAGGAGCCACCTTAACAGATGATATACCTGATGGAACCATAGTTCCTTACGAAAGAAAAAAAAGTTATGAAGGTAAAGTTAGCAATGGTATAAAATATTTAAATTTTAGAGGGCAACTAACAAAGAGTGATATAATTGTTTATCAACCCGTAGAAGGTACGGCTTTAAGTGCGGACCCAGATCAAATACCTACCGCACAGACAACTACAGATGAGTTTTTTACTTTACAATATGTAGTAGACAGATTAATAAATGAGTTTTGTCTCTATCCTTTATATACTAAATATACAGATTCAGATTCAGGAATTAGAGATGTTTATGTAGGATTTGCGGAAAAACCAAGATGTTCTACCGTATCATTATGTAACTCCATAGTGGTTAGATCCTGCGATCCTAGAAAAATTCTTATATTAGGTAATGGAGCAGGAGATTACAGAGATAAAGAAATTAAAGTTACAGGAAAGAATTACGAAAAAGGAATAGCTTTAGATGGAATAAAATCTCATTATGGAGATTATATAGATTTTAGAAAGATATTAATACATAGAAATATAATATGGGAAGCTATAAATGCGACAATGCATACTGTTGAGAAACCTAGAGCTGGAGTAAATTCAAAAGATAATTTTATATTAGAAGAATATTTAAGAGTAACAGAATTTTTTAAAAACATATTTACTACGATTAGCAACTGTACTGGTGGTTTTGTTCAACTAGGTTTGATAGTAGACGACGGGACTAATGACAAAGATGATTTAACTAAACACAAAATTTTGAAAATAGTACCTACCACTTTCGTAGATACCGGATTAGATATATGGAAATTCAATACTTTGAATGGTGACGGATCTACTAGAGAACTTAGTATTACCGCCGAATTACCTTCTACTGATTTGCACGCATCTTTAGTTAAAAACATATTTAATAATTCTAGAGTAACAAATGCTATTAGAAGCGATACCAATGACGGATTATCTATCAATGATTTAGAAGAGCTAGCTACTAGACTTTTAGATGAATACTATAATAAATTAATGCCTAGAACAAAATATAGTAATGAGACTTGTGATGCAGCTAGAACTTTATTATTTAATATAAACAAAGGAAGACCAACATCTTCTTTAGTAAATAATAATCAATATTTATGGCTCATGAAAATGAATGTCAAAATGGACGGAGTAGGAGGATGGAGAATAGGACATCATATAAACAGCAATACAGTTCCTCCAAGTTATACTACGGATAGAGATATTGCTTTTATAGTTACTAGAGTTCATCATGTAGTAGAGGGACAGGATTGGCAAACTGAATTAGAGTCCATTTGTACAGTTGTACCTCCGGGAACGCCTACCTTAGGAGCATAAAATAAAATAAATCATGGCTAATTTTTTCTATACAGAAGGCGGTTTTTTATGGGATGAAAATAACATGTCATACAAAGGATATTATTTTTATACCAACAGAATACCATACGCAGGTATAAACGGGAAGGATACTAGAAAAAGATTATTTTTAGAGTACGAATTTAAGAGAAGGGTATATTCTTCTCTTGGTTCGGAGCCCATGGTAGAGTATATTAACATAAATCCATACACACCAACAAAAGAAGTTATAGAAGAAGAAGGTCTTTATTTTAAAAGATATTTTTACCAAAAAAGAATAAAACCAATAACATCTATAACCGAAATTAAAAAAGATGATTATTTTTCTGCTAAAAACTTGCAGGATAACAAAAATAGACTTATATTTGCAGAAATCTATTGGAAAGTCCGTGGAGATAAAGTTAAAGTAGCGCAATTAAACAGGAATGAAGTTTTAAGTGCAGATACAACTTTTCCAGGACTTAAGAGGTTTATTGTAAATTATAATGAGTTTTATATAGATGATGGTTATTGAGAACGAGGATCAACTAAGGGAGGTCCAAACTAATTTTTCAGGTTCCTTTGTGTTTCCTATTCCGAAAGATATGTCAAATTTTTCGGAGGGGCTCTCTATGTTATTTATACATGACTATAAATCAAATGAGTCATATTCAATAGCATTACAACATGAAGAATTTAAATCAAACATAACATTAGAGACATTACAGACATTATTATCATTTAATTATGTAATAGCGTCATCTAAATACATCTTTGATTATTATTTTCCCAGTAAATTTTCAACCGAGTTCCCATTACTATATTGGCTAAACAAAGGAGATACAGATTATTTAGGAGATTTATATTCATTTACATCTAAGTACAAAAGATTTTATTATCCATCAACATCCTATAACATCTATATTCCATATTACATGTTCTTAAGATGTTTTAATAGTCAGCTATCCTATTTAAACACATTGGATAAAAAATCATCTGTCATTGAAAAATATACATCTATTCTATCATCTTTAAATCATATTAGAGATAATGGAATTTGCATTGACATTCCTCAAATAAATGAAGTATACAATAAAAAATTAACAACATCTTTATTACATCCTAAATACATGCTCTACAATGCCACAGGAAGGCCCGTAGGGACATGTAATGGTATTAACCTTAGCGCAATACCAAAAGATGAAAAACATCGCTTAGGATTCATTTCTAGGCATGATAGAGGAATCTTAGTTGAATTTGATATTAAGTCATTTCATTTATATCTGATTGCAAAGGCCATTGGATATACATTAGAAGAAGAAGATGTTCACATGTATTTAGCAAAGATGTATTTCAAGAAGAATAATATATCCCCGCAAGAATACGATGAGGCAAAAAAAATCACTTTCACTAATATTTATTCTGAAAGGGGGGATGCTAAAAAGATTCCTTTCTTTAGTGCATTGTATAAATATAGGGATTCGATATATAGTCAAATGGTTCAAGATAAAGAAGTTATTGTTCCATACTGTGTAAGAACTTTAAAACTATCGAATCTAAAAGATGATTACTCCTACACAAAAGGAAAATTATTCTCTTATGTTATACAATTAATGGAAGTTGAACATTTTTTTGACATTATTAGTAAAATTATTGTATATTTGCAGTCGAAGAAAACGCAAATCGTATTATATGTGTATGATTCTTTCTTATTAGATTTTGACAGAGAAGATGGATTGGAAACATTAAGGGGAATACAAAAGATTATAAACGATTCTGGGTTTAGCTCATCTGTGAAAATTGGAAAAAACTATTTTAACATGAAATCTTTTGATTTGGAAAACATGCAAACATGATTGAGAGGAAACCTACAAAATTATTATGTACTTTTTGCCACCCGCATTTTATAGAAAGTACATTGAAGACTATTAGAAACACTTATGATATAACAAACGATAGTGTATTTGTTTTTAGAAATGCATCCGATAATGATGAACTAATTTTAAGTTACAATGTTATCAGAGAGGAAGATTTTACATTACTTCCGTCCACCCTTATATTACATAGAAATAAAGAAACCGGAACTTTATTCACTCTAAATGGCCTTAACATACTTATAGAGCAATCGAATAATGGTAAACTTGATGTTAATTATAAAATTGACTGGTATGCTTACGAGAATTGCCTAATAGTGACAGGATCTGATGGATTGAGAATAATTGACTTAAAGTTTCTTTACAAAAAGAATATTTCTAACATTTAATTTATATAGTTATGAGTAATTTTGCAGAACGTTTCAAACAAGAAGCGAGTAAACTTTCTAACTCCGGCCCTACAGGTAGAAAGAAAGGTAAAAACATTTTTGATTATATTTGGAGACCTACATCTAGTTCTACCACTATTAGAATTGTACCAAACAAAAAAGATCCTGAATGGCCTTTTTATATGGTTTATATTCATGGTAGAGATTACACCACAAAGATAGGTTTAGCAAATTACGAGTTTGTATCTCCTAAAACTTTCCAAAAAGAAGATCCGGCTGAATTATTTGCCAATAATCTTTACAGACAGGATTATGAGAACAACAAGCAATTTATTAAATATTTTTCTCCTCAAAAGTTTTACTATGTCCCTATTCTAATAAGAGGAAAGGAATCGTCAGGAATCAAGGTATGGCCTGTAAACACTAAGACTTACGAGAAAATATTCAATATCATGAATACTATTTTCGAGGAAGAAGGAGAAGACTCGTCAAAAATCTTTGACTTAAAAATAGGAACTGACTTAGTTATCACTAAACCTTCGGGAGGTGGAGTAGAAATTACAGCAAAGAGAAGCCCGACTAATTTGATAGAAAGAGCGGAAGAAGGCTATACTATTGAGGATTTTAAGAGACAGTATGAGGAAATGGGAAATATTGAGGGTTTGTACATTACTCATACAAAAGAAGAGATTGAAAAAATGGTAACTTCTTTAGCAGGATCTTTATTCTCAAAAAGCAAGGCACCGGAATCAACTGAGATTATAAGAGGTGGCACAAAGACACAAGAAACTACGGAAGAGGTAAGAAATAAACAGGTTGAAAAACCAGTAGCTACCAAATCACTTGAAGACGATTTTTCTAAATTTCTAGATTCTATATAAAAAAACGTTAATTATGGCAAAGAAAAAGGAATCCTCCCAAGAGAGGACTGACACATCTTTTGCATCATCTTTGATAGATGCAATAAATGCTAAGTACAAAAAAGACATAGGGACTGTAGCTTATAAGTTAGAAGACTCTACGTTAGCACCTACAAATGTTAGTGATTTTATACCTACCGGATGTACAACACTAGATATGGCTATTTCCAATAGAGAAAATGGCGGGTATCCTGTAGGTAAAATTGTAGAACTAATAGGACTAGAACAATCTGGAAAATCTTTATTAGCTGCTCACGCTATAAAAGAAACACAAAAGAAAGGAGGAATTGGAATTATCATAGATACAGAGAGTGCTGTGAGTAAAGAATTTTTAAGTGCTATTGGTGTAGATTTAAAAAAGAACTTCGTATATGTGCAGCATGAAGTTATAGAAGATGTTTTTAATTCAGTCGAAACTATAATAGAGCAAATGAGAGCATCTAATAAAGATGTAATCGTAACTATTGTAGTGGATTCAGTAATGGGAGCAAGTACAAAAGATGAGATTGAGGGCAATTATGATAAAGATGGATGGGCTACGCAAAAAGCAATCATTATATCTAAAGCCATGCGTAAACTTACAAACTTGTTAGGTAGAGAAAAAATTCTTTTAATTTTCACTAACCAACTTAGGCAGAATCTACAGGCTAGACCAGGAATGGGGGATTCTTACACTACATCAGGAGGTAAGGCTATTGGTTTTCACTCATCCATAAGAGTTAAGTTAGTTAAGAAAGGAAAAATACAGGGTCCTGAAAAAGATTTGCCTTTAGGTATTACTACGGAAGCAGAGATTATCAAGAATAGAATAGGACCTCCTCATAGAAAAGCATCCTTCAATATTATGTATAACTCAGGAATTGATGATGTAAGTTCAATTATGGATTTCCTAAAAGACAAAGGAATTGCAACAGCTTCCGGACCCTGGTATACTTATAAATATTGCAATAGAGAGACCGGAGAAATTATAGAGGAAATAAAATTTCAAAGGAAAGATTTTCACGATAAGCTATTTTCTAGGGAAGAAATACGTAAAGATATATTCTCTAATATCTCTGATTATTATATTACAACATACATTAAAAGAGACGGTAGCGACGAAGGAGATTCTACTCCATTCATTCACATAGAAGAAACGGAAGATGACAATTGATTTATCAAAATTGTTAGATAATCATAGATCTATGTCTAACGAAAAGACTGTTCTTATAATAGATGGAACTAATTTGTTTATCAGATGCTTTTGCGCCTATCCGACATTGAACACGGATGGGCACACAATAGGAGGTGCCTTTGGATTCTTAGAAAGTATGTTTTCTTTTGTTAAGACTTACAATATAAATAAAGTTATTGTTGTATTTGATGGTCAAGGAGGATCTGTACGGAGAAAAAAAATGTACAAAGGGTATAAATCCGGCAAACATAAAGGACTTAAGTTAAATAGACTAACCGAAAGTAAGACAGAAAGTACAGATAAAGAATCAGAAAGACAAATTAGAAGACTTATAGAGTATTTAAATAATTTACCTGTTGTTCAATTAATCATGGACGGAGTTGAAGCAGATGATGTTATTTCTATTCTCATAAACTCAAATGACTTAGATGATTACAAATATAAATTTATAATGTCATCTGATAAAGACTACCTCCAGTTAGTATCAGAAAACATACAAGTTTATAACCCTACAAAAAAAATTATGTATTCTCCGAAAAAAGTTGCCGAAGAATTTGGAATTATCCCAGAAAACTTCGTATATTACAAGGCTTTTGTAGGGGACCGCAGCGACAACATTCCTAGCTTCGGTTCTATAGGAGAAAAAAACATAATTAAATTTTTCCCGGAAATACGAAATACTAAAATAGAAGATTTGGATTTCTTCTACAATCGGGCAAAAGATTTGATTTCAGAGGGTAAAAAGTATAAAGGGTTAGATAATCTCATTAACGATTTTGATAAATTAGAATTAAACTACAAGTTAATTCAGTTACATAACGTTGATGTTTCTTACCATACAAAAAGTGCAATAAGAAGAATTTTGCAGGATTTTGTACCCGCTAGTTATGACTATGAATTTATGCAAATGTTTGCGTTCGACGGGCTTTTCTCTAGGATTAATGACTTTGATTCATGGCATAGAAACTTTGTAAACAGATTAAAATCATAAATAATGACCGCCAATTTATTAAATTCTTTTGGTACGGATTTTCAAAAGAAGGTTTTGTACAATTTGCTTAATGACGAGAATTTCTTTACTCGCATTATTGACATTCTTGATCCAAATTATTTTGAGAACGAGGCTATGTCTTGGGTAGTAGAAAAAATGTATGAATATTATGAGACATACAAAATACAACCTACAATAGATGTTTTAAAAATAAACATCAAGGAATTAGCAAACAAGGATGAAAACGATTCTCAGGCAGAAAGAAATAAAATCCATGCCCAGAGTATTTACATGTTTCTTAAGAGTTCCTTGGATTTTGCTGACTCTAAGGACTTACAACATGTCAAGGACAAAATTGTGGAGTTTTGTAGAAATAGGGAATATGTAAAAGCCCTAAGAAATGCTGTTGACTTAGTTAAAAGAAATGATTTTGACGCTGCCTTTTCTGCTATAAACAAAGCACATAATGCAGGTTCAGAATTAGACTTAGGATACATGTATGAAGAAACTTTAGAAAATAGATACATGGAGGATGATAGAAATCCGATTCCTACTCCATGGCCTGTTCTTAATTCTTACATGAAAGGAGGTCTATCTTATGGCGAACTTGGCGTTGTATTATGTCCACCAAAGGGAGGTAAATCATGGTTGCTTATATCTTTAGCTGCTCACGCTATGGAGTTAGGGGTGAACGTAATCTACTATACCATGGAACTGTATCCTACTCAAATTTCAAAGAGGATTGACGCTTACATCACAGACATATCATTGGATAACTTGTCTAAAGATAACATGCCTTTGATTAATAAGAAGATGGATGAAATTCCAGGCAAGTTAATCATTAAGAAATATGGAGCATACAAAGCATCTACAATGACTATCAGAGGACATTTAGATCAATGTATCCACCAAGGAATTTCGCCGGGATTAATCATTATAGATGACCCAAAATTACTAAAATCTACAAAGACAGAGAAGAGATTTGCATTAGATGAAATCTTTACCGACATTAGAAACATAGCAGATGAATATAGAGTTCCAGCATGGGTTCCCTCTCAAGCAAATAGAACATCCGAATCAGCTAAAATTGTAAATGGAGAACACATTGCAGAATCATATAATGTTCTCATGGTATGTGATTTCATGTTCTCACTATCAAGAAAAAATATTTATCACATTGTAGCATCAAGATTAGGAGAATTAGGATTATCATTTGAAGGCATGTTAGATACTAAATGTGGAAAACATATTATTAACAATTTGATATCCGATGTAGATGATGATGATAGAGGTCCCGCTCCAAAAAATTCAAGTGCTTTTGATCCTGCCGAAGTAGATAGATTTTTCAAAGAGTACAATGAAATTTAAGTTAGTCAGGTATTTATTTTTACCGAAAACAAAATTATAAACGTTCAACTTTTCACATTATGCCTTTACTAAAAGAGAGATTGCATTTTAAACCATTTGAGTATCAATGGGCTTATGATTATTGGTTCAAACAACAGAACGCCCACTGGTTGCATACGGAAATTAACATGCAAAAAGACATCAAAGATTGGGATGAAAATCTTACAAAATCTGAAAAAAATGTCATAGGTAACATCTTAAAAGGATTTGCCCAAACTGAAACACATGTAAATGATTACTGGTCACAATATGTTACTACGTGGTTTCCAATTCCTGAAATCAAGATGATGGCAGTAACATTTGGATCATTTGAAACAATACATGCGACAGCCTACTCTTATTTAAATGATTCTTTAGGCTTAGATGACTTTCAAGCATTCATGCAAGATGAGGCTACTATGAATAAATTGCAAGTTCTGATTGATGTAGATAAAAATGATACATCCATATCAAACATTGCAAGAAGTTTAGCATTATTTTCCGCATGCGCCGAAGGCATTCAATTGTTTAGTTCTTTTGCAGTTCTTCTCTCTTTTAGAAAATCAAACAGGCTAAAAGGTATTGGACAACAAATGATATTTTCCGTAAGAGATGAAAGTTTACATAGCGAAGCAGGATGTAAGTTGTTTAGAGAACTAGTTAAAGAGAATCCTGACATCTGGACATCTGAATTCAAAAAAAGTATAGTAGAAGGAGTTCAATTATCTCTTGTAAATGAATTCTTATACATAGAGAGTATTTTTGAAATGGGAGAATTAGAGACCATATCAAAACAAGATCTCAAGAATTTTATGTATGACAGAGCTAATAGAAAACTAGTTGAATTAGGATTAGAGCCTGTATATAAAGTAAACCCAAAATCAATGGAGAATATGTCTTGGTTTTACATTATGGTGTCTGGTGAGCAACAAACTGATTTCTTTGATAATAGGGAAACAGGATATGCAAAACCTAACGAAGATTGGAACAGTGATGACTTATTTTAAATTATAAACAATGAACGAACTACACGATTTAGCTAAAAAACAAGGTTGGTCCATAGATGACATACCGGAGTGGGGCAATAATAGCTTATACTTAACAACGATGCTTGGGGGTTATTTACAAAACAAAGAAACTCCAAAAGATGCTTATAACAGAATAGCTAGTACAGCTGCAACTTATTTAAACAAACCCGAATTATTTTCCAAGTTTTTCGAGATACTTTGGAATGGTTGGCTAATACCATCAACTCCGGTTATGAGTAACTTTGGAACTAACAGAGGATTGCCTATCTCATGCTTTGGTGGATATATCGGAGATTCTATGTACGATATATATAGAAAAAATCTCGAGATGGCTATATTATCTAAACATGGAGGAGGAACGGCTTATGATTTTTCTGAAATTAGACCTAAGGGAGCTCCAATAAAAGATGGAACTAATGGTACTACTGATGGAATTATACCTTTTATGAAGTCTTTTGATTCTACTATTATAGCATCTAAGCAGGGTAAAATGAGAAGAGGTGCCGTAGCTTTATACTTATCTGCAAACCATCCTGAATTTGCCGACTTCTTAAAAATTAGAGAACCTAAAGGAGATATTAATAGGCAATGTCATAATATTCACATGGGCGCTAAATTCTCTAATGATTTTATGGAGGAGGTAGTTAATAAGAATGGTAGCAAGAGAGAATTATGGCTAGAGCATATAAAAACTCGTGTTAAAACCGGAGAGCCTTACACTTTTTTTACAGATAACGCTAACGCTAATCTTAAAAGTACATTCTCTACATATAATCTCAAGGTAAGACACAGTCAATTATGCGCAGAAATAATGTTACCTTCGGATGAAAACCACACTTTTGTATGTTGCTTATCTTCTATGAATTTATATAAGTGGGAGGAGTGGTCAAAAACCGATGCAGTTTATTATGCTACTATATTTTTAGACGCAGTTATTTCCGAATTTTTAGACAAAGCTAAACACATCCAAGGAATTGAAGACTCTATAAGATTTGCTGAAAAATCTAGGGCTTTAGGATTAGGAGCATTAGGATGGGCTTCGTTGCTACAAAAAATGAGGATTCCTTTCATAGGCATACAAGCAACTTCTTTAACTCGAGTTATCTTTAGTCACTTGAAGGAAAAATCAGATAAGGCTTCTATGTGGATGGCTAGTGAATTTGGAGAGCCTACGTGGTGTAAAGGTAGTGGATATAGAAATTTAACATGTATTGCCGTAGCACCTAATAGAAGTTCATCAAAATTAGCCGGAGGAGTATCCCAAGGAATTGAACCATTTGCCGCCAACTTATACATGGACGATGACGCAAAAGGAGCTCACTTAAGAAGAAATCCGGATTTGGAAACATTGCTAGACGAAAAAGGATTAAATACTCCTCAAACATGGGATATAATTGCAGAGGATAAAGGTTCTGTTAAAAATATAGATGAATTGACGGAAGAGGAGAAAGAGATATTTAGAACCTTTAAGGAAATTAATCAGTTAGAATTAGTTAGACAAGCTGCCGTAAGACAAGAGTATATAGATCAAGGACAGTCTTTGAATCTTGCTTTTTTTCACGACGCTCCTGCTAAATGGATAAATCAAGTTCACATTGAAGCATGGAAACTAGGAATAAAAGCTCTGTACTATTTAAGATCAGAAAGTAATTTACGAGCTGATAGTAAACAACAGAGAGATTTATATTCTGAATGTATTGTTTGCGAAGGATGATAATAAAATTAGAGAGGCTTTTTAGCCTCTCTTCTTAAAACTATTATATTGTTATTTGGTTATTATAAAAAAGAAAAAATGATTGGCCTTAAAAAAAACGAATTAGAAGAAATATTTGATAATTTGAAAGAATTAGTTTTATACAAAGATGCTAAATATAATGGAGCAGCTGATTCTCCATTAAATATTTTTACAGGAAAGCATAAATTTGGATATCGAATTGATGATAAATTGAAAAGAATTCAAACATCTCCTGAATTAAGAAAAAATGATATAGTTGATTTAATTGGATATATAGCATTAATATTAAGAGACAAAGAATGGACTAATTTTGATGATTTAAAAGATTGATAAAATTATATGAAAAAATGCAGTAATTGTAACATCACAAAAGAAGATGAAGATTTCCATTTTAAAGGAAAGGGAAAGAGGAGATGTGTTTGTAAAAAATGTTACAATAGTAACTGGAAGTATAGAGTATTAAATGGTGTAATAGGTAGAGAAACTAGGAAAAAAGAAGAAACCGAGAGTGATAAAAGTAAAGAGAAGAGATTTAGAGATAAAGAAGTAAATGGTAATTTTTTAGAAGAGTTAAAAGATAGGCAAAACGGGATGTGTTATTGGCTAAATATACCAATAGATTTTACAATGGAAGATAGGTTAAGGAAGCCTAGTTTAGATAGGTTAGATAATAATATTGGGTATCGTAAAGACAATGTTGTTTTAACTACTATTTTTGCGAATACAGGAAGAAGAGATGCTACAATAGAGGAAATGTTAAAATTTATTTCGGATTACTTATAATACATTTGGTTTTTATAAAAAAAGGTTATGGCAATTATAAAGAATTATATTACATGTAAAAACTTAAATGAAGTAAAGGATTTAGCTGAGAAGATAAATACCTATAGTATCATAAGTTTCGACGTGGAGTCAACAGGTCTTAACGTAAGGAAAGACCTTATTGTAGGCATGTCATTTGGGTTTGAGCCCGGGCTATCCTACTATTTACCTACTCATGAGTGGTCGGTAGAAAAACAAGAACTAATTGCTTTGTCCACGGATTCTTACAGTAATGTTAAATTAGCCAAAGGTCTCATCAATAAATTAGTAGGAAAGAAGCTAATAATGCACAATGCCTCTTATGATACTTCTATTGTACTAAGTAATTATGGAATTGATTTACTCCCATCTTTACACGCAGATACTATTTTACTAGTACACACAACTAGAGAGGAGGGATCTATTGGATATGGCAGGCCATTTGCCCTTAAGTCTATCGGAAAACTTGTTCAAAAGTATATAGATTTAGATGTCGACAAAGAAGCGAACGAGGAACAGATTTTAATGAAAGAGTCCGTAAAAAATAACGGAGGTCTTATAACCCAGGATAATTTTGAAATATATAAGGCTGATTTAAGTATTCTAGCAAAGTACGCCTGCGCAGATACAGACTTAACATTGAGGATTTATCTTCTTTTTTCTAAAGTATTAGAAAAGGAAGGACTAGAAGATTTTTTCTATAATATTGAAGTAATGCCTCTATACAAAGAAGTAACGGTTCCTATGGAAAGAGAGGGAATTTTAATGGACTTTGACAAGATTAAAGAAGCTCAGAGAGATATTATAGAAGACATAAAAACCATAAAAGATGAAGTGTATGCTTCTTTAAGGGAGTCTAATGAATTTAAAAGTTGGGTGTATTCTACCGCCAATAGTAAGTATCCTTCATTCAAGAAAGACGGTAATTCATGGATTCCAGTAAGAGGTGCTATCTTACCGGAACTTGTTAAATTGGCTGGAATTTCTGATTATTTTTTAAATGATAAAAATGAGATAAAAATATTAAAAAATAAAGTACTAACTTTACCTGACAGCGAGATAAAAACATATCTTTTAGGAGAATCCTTTTCCCCTACAACTATTTCCGATAATCTTAAAAAACTTCTAGCTTTTTCCTCGGTTAATTTATGGAAAAAAGCTAATGATAATGAACTTATAAACATTAACTCAAAACAACAATTAGCATCTTTTGTATTCAATTTCTTAAATGAAAAACCAATAACATACACCGATAAAGGCGCCGCGCAGTTCAATGAGTCTTTCGTGGAATCAATAAGTGATAAATATGATTGGAGTAGGAAATTAACTGTGTATAATAAGCTGAATAAGCTAAAATCAGCATACATGGATAGATTTATAGATAGTTGCGAAGACGGAAGATACTACTTTTATTATCAACAGCACGGAACTGTTTCCGGAAGATACAGTAGTGACGCGCAACAACTACCAAGACCTTTTGAATCAGATCAAGGCGTAGATCCTAGAGTGTATAAGTACACTAACATGATTAGAACCTTTTTTATCTGTGACGAAGATACTACTTTTATAGATTGTGATTATGTTAGTTTAGAGCCTCATATATTCGCACATATAAGCGGAGACGAAGGCCTTAGAGATATATTCAGAAAGAATTGGGATTTCTACTCTCGTATTGCAATAGACACAGAAAAATTATCTCAATATTCGGCAAATCCGGAGGATAGTAATTTTTTAAAAAAAGTAAACAAGACTTTAAGAAACAAAGCAAAAAGTTATTCTTTAGGCATTCCTTACGGAATGTCTGCTTTCGCTTTAGGTAAAACTATAGAGGTTCCCACAAAAGAAGCTAAAATATTGATAGATGGATATTTAAATGCCTATCCGGAACTTAAAAAATGGATGATAGAAAGTGAGGAGTTTGTAAAAAATAATGGGTACATTAAATGTCAATCGGGAAGAATAAGACATTTACCAAAAGTAAAAGAATATTACAGTAAATTTAAAGACAAGCTACTTGATTATGATTTTAGGGAAAGTTTAAAAAGAGATTTCAGCGAGAAAGAAATTACAGATATGTATAGAGATTATAAAAACGGATTAAACAATGCCAAGAATATTCAAATACAGTCTATGGCGGCTCATATTGTAAATAAATCCGCTCTATTAGTTAATAGAGAATTTATAAAAAGAGAAATTAAAGGACTTGTAGTAGCTCAAATCCATGACCAGTTAATATTTAAAGTAGAGAACTCTAGGAAAGATGAGGCATTAAGCATAGTTCAAGATATAATGGAAAACTCTACAAAGTTAAGTATAGATTTAAAAGCACCTCCGGAATTATCTAAAAATTGGCAAGAAGGACATTAATTAGTAAATATTAACTAATTATTGTAAACATTAAACTTTTTATTTACTTTAACGTTTTATTAAAAACTAAAAGAATGAATTTACCACCAATGGAACCTGCAAAATTACAGATAACTCCGGAACAAATGGATTCTATCTGCTGTGATGCTTGCGGACATGAATATTTTAAGCAAGTTTTAATCCTAAAAAGGATTAGTAAGCTATACACTGGCACTACTAAAGACAAAGTTGTCACTATGCCCGCATTTGTATGCGACGCTTGCGGAGAGCCAATAGATATGGAAAAATTGTCATAAGTAAAATAAATGGTTTTGGAAGATTTAAAAGTAAAGTTGAATGAGGCTATAGTTTTTGCTAATGAAGTAAAGAAAAAACCTCACAGACATGTTTCTTTCTCTCAGTTCTCCATGTATAGTCAATGTGCTAAAAAATGGTTTTTGAGCTACGCTTTAAAGCTAGGTACAAGACCTCCTTCGATACACATGACTTTTGGGACGGCGTTTCACGAAGTACTACAGGAATACATAACTTTGTATCACGACAAGAGCGCTAAAGATAATGGAAAAGTTGATTTTGATATAGAGTTAATAAATAAAATAAAAGAGATATATAAGAGAGATTACAATAATTACGGAAAACATTTTTCCACAAGTTCGGAATTGTCTGAATTTTGTGAACAAGGTGTAAAAATTCTAAATCATATAAGAAGTAACTATAATTCATATTATGATAGACAAAATTGGACGCTTTTGGGCGTAGAGGTTCCTCTGATGGTAAAAATACTAAATTCGGAGGAGCCTCTCTATTTTATTCTGTTTATAGACTTATTATTTTATGATAAACTTAACAATACTTTAATCATAGATGATATAAAAACTTCCGGCAAAGGATGGAGCTCTTACTCCAAGAAGGATAAAATAAAAACATCTCAGGTATTACTATATAAGGCTTTTTTATCCAAAAGTCTCGGATTAGATTATAAAAAAATAGATACGAGGTTTACTATAGTGAGAAGAATAACAGATGCTTATGACTTTCCTCTTAGTAGAGTGCAGTTATTTAAGCCTGCTCAATCAAATAAATCTACTGATTTAGCTTTAGATAGTTTTAAAGATTTCGTAAAAACGGTATTTGACAAAGAAGGAAATTATAGACATGATATAGAATACCCAGCCGTAACAGGAAATAATTGTTTTAACTGCAATTACTGCGAATTTAATGATAGACATGACATTTGCCCTATAGAAAATAGATTATAAAATCACAAATTACATAAAATGAATTTTGAATTACCTAAACTAAGGAAAATAACCAATAGGCCAAAGAAGAAAAAAATACTACTTCTTTCGGATGACCTGCGTCTAAATTCAGGTATTGGTGTAATGTCTAGAGAACTTGTAGTTGGGACAGCAAAACACTTTGATTGGGTTCAACTAGGTGCCGCTATAAAAAACCCCGATGCAGGTAAAATAATTGATGTTTCCGAAGATGTTAATAAGGAAATGGGTATTGATGACGCTAGCGTATTGATTTATCCTAATAATGGATATGGAGACCCCCAAAAACTAAGAGAAATTATTTCTAGAGAATCGCCTGATGCAATACTACATTTTACAGATCCTCGTTTTTGGGAGTGGCTATACGACATGGAAAGAGAAATTAGAACATCTATTCCAATAATGTATTATAATATATGGGATGATTTACCATATCCTCATTGGAATGCAGAATTTTATGCATCATGTGATTTTATATTTAACATTTCTAAACAGACTCATAATTTAGTTAATATAGTATTAGAAGAAAATGAGTATAAGACACATGACTTAGATTGTGGAATGCCTGAAAACTTTTCAAATGATACAACATATACCGCTTATATCCCGCATGGTATAAACAATAAGCACATTTATAAAATATCAGAGAAAAGCGAAGTATTTGAAGAATATACAAAGTATATATCCGAATTTAAAAAGGAAACTCCTACCGATTTTCTAGTCTTCTGGAATAACAGAAATATCAGAAGAAAACAACCAGGAGATGTTATTCTCGCTTTTAGTAAATTCTGTGAGCTTCTAAGAGATGAGAACAAAGCTAGTAGATGTGTCTTGGTTATGCACACCGACCCTATTGATGGAAACGGAACAGATTTAATAGCCACAGTAAAAGCCATAAATCCAATAGGAAAAGTTATCTTTTCGGATAAAAAGATAGATACTAAGACTTTAAATTTTTGGTATAATTTCGCTGATGTTGTTGTTAACATAGCATCTAACGAAGGTTTCGGATTATCCGGTGCTGAAGCCATAATGGCCGGAACGCCTATCATAAACAATGTAACCGGTGGTCTACAAGATCAATGCGGATTTGTTGACAGCAAAGGAAATCACATGAAGTTCACAAAAGAGTTCCCTACAAATCATTCGGGGGTACTTAGAAATCATGGAGAATGGGCTTATCCAGTATTTCCTAGCAATAGATCTTTACAAGGTTCCCCGGCAACTCCGTACATCTTTGACGATAGAGTTTCTTTTGAGGATGTAGCTGTAGCCCTTTTACATTGGTACAATATTCCTAGAACAGAAAGAAAAGCTTTAGGAAGTAAAGGTATAGACTTTGCCTTAAATCCTGAGATAGGTATGTCAGCAGAAGAAATGAGTAATAGATTTATTAAAAACATAGGTATAGCCTTAGATAACTGGAAGCCTAGATCTAAATTCTCACTTCACAAAATAAAACCAGAAAAAACTAATAAAGCAATAGGAATTTTATGAAAAAGAAAGTAACTCTAGTAGCACCTGTATATACAGCCTCAGGATATGGAGCGCACGGAAGAGATATTGCCTGGGCATTAATTGCATTACAGGACAAGTACGATTTAAAAATTGTCTCTACAGCATGGGGAAACACTCCGACTAATGCACTAGACAAAAATAATCCAAATGATTTGGAGATTATTAAAAGAATTGTACCTAAAACTGACGCAAATGACGATATTTTTATACAACTGACTATTCCTAATGAATTTGTTAGATGTGGAAAATATAATATAGGATTTACTGCTGGAATTGAGACAGACATGTGTGCTCCTAAATGGATTGAAGGATGTAATAACATGGATATGCTTCTTACAACATCTAAGCATTCTTTGGATGTTATAAACGATTCTGTTTTTGACAAAGTAAACAAAAATACAAATCAACTCGAAGGAACTCTAAAGCTCAGAGATGGCCTCAGGAAGGAGATTTTATTTGAGGGGGTTGACACGACACTATACACTAATAAAATGAATCCTGATGAAAATATGGGGATTTTAGAGCATGTCAAGGAAGACTTCTGTTATCTATTTGTAGGACATTGGCTGCAAGGTTCTTTTGGAAATGATAGAAAGAATGTAGGAGCCATGATAAAAGTATTTTTTGATACCTTTAAACGAATGCCCGCAAACAATAGGCCGGCGTTAATATTAAAAACTAGTGGAGGTAAATACTCGGTAGGTGATTTAAATGAAATACAATCTAAAATTAGATCTATACTAGACGGGGAAGCTGGACCTAACATCTATGTACTTCATGGAGATTTATCAGATGGAGAAATGAATAATCTATACAACGACCCAAAAGTAAAAGCAATGATTTCTTTCACTAAAGGAGAGGGATACGGCAGGCCTTTAGCGGAATTTTCCGTAACTGGAAAGCCTATCATCGCTTCTAATTGGTCCGGTCAGCTTGACTTCTTACACCCTAAGTATTCTTCACTTCTTCCTGGTAGATTGGAACAAGTGGATAGATCTGTAGTAAACGATTGGTTTATTCAGGACGCAAAATGGTTTACCGTAGATTATATGTATTCGGCTGGAGTTATTGCAGATGTTTTTACTAGATATAAAAAACATAAGGAGAATGCGGAAAAGCAAAGAGTACATACACTAACTCATTTTTCTTTTGAGAAAATGGTAGATAAGTTAGAGGAAATCTTAGATTCTATTGAAATAGAACAGTCTAGTAATCAACCTAAATTAAATACATTAAAATTACCAAAACTAAAACTAGTAGAATGATTAGCGAAACATTAGAAGAGAAATCTCCTATTACAGGGAAAGACGAAGTTATTGTTGAACTTACTGACTCTGGAATTCTTACCAAATTATGCATGGGCAGCGGCTACTATACGGACTCAAGTCTTGTTCTTGGCTCGGATAATCAGATTCAGTATGAGTCGACGCTGCCCCGGATTTGTATCGACAAGCGGCACATTGACGTGGACCATTGCGTTTGGTATCCTTTTATATTCTCATTGGACAAGGCGGTTATTTTTCCGGACGAGGGTGAGAATAGGAAATTAGTATGGAAAGTTTGTGCTATTGTGGACTTTACTAAGGATGATGTAGAGTCTTACCCAAATGCAGAGATTCAACGTAAAGTAGATGTGGATAACTCTATTGAATTTGACGCGAACGGCTTTGCTTTGGCCTTTGAGAAACTATATGAATTAAACGCTCCAAAATACAGAGAAATTGGATAACATATTTATTTCCTACTGTGTTACTGCTTGCAATGAGAACGAGGAATTGTTTGTATTACTTTCCCAGTTAGAAGGCGTTTTGGGAATAGATACGGAAATTATAGTACAGACAGATTCCTCCAAGGTAACTAAAGATGTTCTGCATGTAATTAATAATCATGACATCTCGGATTCTATAAAGCATGTGAATTTTCCATTGAACGGAGATTTTTCTACATTTAAAAACAATTTATTCAAACATGCAAGAGGAGAATGGATTTTTCAAATTGATGCAGATGAATTGTTGAATCAATATTTGCTTTATAATTTAAGAGAATTGTTGGAGATTAATGAAAACATGGAGATGATTGCGGTTCCTCGGGTAAACATAGTAGAAGGTATTACACAGGATTGGATTAATCAATGGAAATGGAATATAAGTAAACAGGACAATGCTATAGGTTCTACTACGGAGCCTATAAGCATTTACAGTGACTTCTATAAGGTTCTTGAGACGAATAATCTAATTAAAGAAGATTATAAGGTAAACGATAAAGGAGATAGTAGGATAGTTGTTTATCATAAGCCTATTATTAATTTTCCGGATTATCAAACTAGGATATATAGGAACAAGGATAGTATTAGATTTAAGAATAAAGTACATGAGGTAATTACAGGGTATTCACATTACTCTGCTATTCCTAGTGATTGGAATTGGTGCTTATTACATGTTAAGGATATTACTAAGCAGATAAGTCAAAATGAAATGTATTCTAAATTATAATATGATTATTCCTAAATGTTGAACTTATGTTACGTATTAGATTAGTTGATGATACTAAGGGTAGAAATAAAGCTACATATAGAGGATTTTTGATGTATAAAGATTTGTTCAAAGATGTAGGAATAGATTTTATTATTGCTGGGGGTATAGTAGACAGTTGGGATATAAGCATTTTAGGTGATGAATGCTTTGTTAACCGGCGGGCGAAGTCTTTACGGGAGTCTATTGATTATGGATTAGAAAGATTACATGAGATAGATGGAAGATTCATGCTATATGATGGTTCTGATTCTTCATCTATTTTAGGATCTTATGATGTATTTGAAAATAGCAATGCAGAAAAATTAATAAAGAATCAAATATATAGTAAAGATGTATATAGCATTCCATCTCCATTGGGCAAGGAATGGTGGAACATGTATGCCGGCCGGGAGGATAAGGTTTCCTATGATGTAAAAAGATATGATGATATTGTTTTATCTGGTTATAATCTCGGGTATTATCATCCACATTATTTGCAATTCGCGAATCATGAAGTAAAAAAGGAACATGATATATTTGCAGTTTATCAAGCGGATCATAAGGAGAATTATGACTTTGGAATTCGCAACGATTTATATTATAGCAGACATAGAAAGCGGAGCTTGGACGAGTTGGGTAAATTGGATGGTACCTATAATATCGTTTCTGGCAGGCTTAATCCTGAAGATTATAGTGTAGCATTGAGTAAGAGTAAATGTGCCATATCTCCTTTTGGCATGGGTGAGATATGTTTTAGAGATTTTGAAACATGGAATATTGGATGTTTATTGATTAAGCCTTTCATGGATAATGTCATTACTTATCCTAATCCTTACATAGATAGAGAGACTTATTTTGCATGTAATAATAATTGGGATGATTTAAATGATCTTATTGATTTTGTATTATCATTGAACAATAATGATGTTAAAGATATTAATAGTAATGTGAGGAAGACATTGATTGATATGTATTCCCCGCAGAATTTTGTATTACATTTTTATAATATTTTGGCAAACCTAGATGGAATAACTAAAGAATCATGAACAAATTTATAGAGATTTTAAGGTCATGGGGAATCCAATTAAACCCCAACGAAAAACAAAGTAAATTAGCGGAGGCTCGTATCGCAGTTTGCGATACCTGCGAACACAAAAAGACATCTCCAACCATTCATTGTGGTGTATGTGGATGTTTATTAAAGAGTAAGATATTCTCTCCGGTGGAAAACGCTTGCCCGGAAGGAAAATGGGCTGAAATAGATAAGAGTATGTCAAAGGAAATCCAAGAATTAGTGGATCAAATACCTGAGTACAATCCTCCACCGGTTCCTGTTTTAGAGGGCACTCCACTAGATAGATTGAAATTTATTTGCGCACAACCGGCTACCTCATACTATGCTTGGCAGGTAGAAGTTATGATTAAAAACTTCTTAGAAATGGGCGTAGACCCTTCTTCCATTAACATTGTTTGCGCACTTGATGAGACGAACACGATTCCTAATTTATGGTTTAAACTAATTATGAAATATAATTCGGTAAAATACTACTTTTACCCGGATACAAGACAGTCTAAAAATTACGTCTCTTCGATAAGACCTAATATTTTAAAGCAGCACTGGGAAAGAAATCCTGACTTAGTTAACGATGTTATATTTTACCATGATTGTGACATTGTATTTACTAGACCTATAAATCAATGGATTAGCGATGATATGATACAGGATGGTAATTGGTATGGTTCTGATTGTAATTCATATCTTTCTCATGATTATATAGATAGTAAAGGAATTGATGTACTTAATTCCGTCTGCTCTATAGCAAATATACCTCAAGAAAAGCTATTAGAGAATAATTACAATAATATAGGAGCACAATACCTGTTAAAATATATCACGCTTCATTTCTGGCAGGATGTAGAAAGAGATTCAGAGAATTTATTTAGAGATATCACAGCAATTAATAGCTTAAAAAAGCAAGAAGATTCTAGTTATAACGAACTTCAAATATGGTGTGCGGATATGTGGGCAATATTATTTAACGGATGGAAAATGAACGCTAGCACAATTGTGCATGGTAACTTATCTTTTTCTTGGGCAACTGATGACGAAAATTCATGGTACCGAAACAATATTTTTCATAACGCCGGAGTAGTTGAAGGAAATCCGGAATATTTCTGTAAGGCTAATTATATAGATAAATTACCTTATAACGAAGAGGACTCTTATATTTCTGGTACAGCAGGTAAAAAATACTGGGAATTGGTTCAACAAACAGGCAAAGATTCTTGTTTATTAGAGTAATGTTATTTTTCTTTTGTCATATAACTATTATATATTAATTAGTTAATAATCTAGAATCGGTAGTTTAAGTAAAACAACGAAGTTATTTGCAGATGATGGAAAATCCATCCCGATTTTTTTTTAAGTTTATCCTATGGAGATTCGTGAAAATATGGATTTAAAACCTTTACCCGGCGAGGTATGGAGACCTTTTCCAAATTATGAGGATTGGTATCAAGTATCTAATCTAGGTAGAGTAAAAAGGATGGAAAGATTATGTGTACAAAAGAGAAAAAAAGAAGATGGTTCTGAGTACGACTATTCGTCATATACTTTAAAAGAATCAATTCTCGCTCAATCTTTTACAACAGCTGGATATTTAATGATTCGATTCTCTTATCCAATAAAGGAGACTAGTGTTGTATCTAGGTTTAATGTGGCTATGCACAGAGCAGTAGCCATGGCTTTTATTCCAAACCCTAACAATCACCCACAAGTAAATCACATAGACGGAGAAAAGACAAATAATACTGTCTCCAATTTAGAGTGGTGCAATAATTCTAGAAATCAAATACATAGAAATTATATCTTAGAAAAAAAATCTAAGAGTAAATACTTAGGCTATTTGATGAGAAATAAAAACAAATTATAGATTATGCAAAATGTTGTTTATTGGATTGGTGTCAAGAACAAAGACCCTCACATGAATGATAAACATGGCGGATTTAGTTATCTTGACGTATCTAGAAAAACATGGGAATGGTGGTGCCAAAAAAATAATGTGGTTTTTGTACCTTACGAATTACCGGATTATAATCCAGAAAAACCCGGAACAAAAGTTACCTGGCAGAGATGGTTTGATATGAAAAGAGTTATATCCGACAAAGGGGTTACTCCTAATTGGATATGGGCAGTTGACGGGTCTACGATGATACGGTGGGATGCTCCCGCTCCTTGGAATCAACAAGAACTTAATCCGGAAATTGTTTATGGTCACAGATCTCTAGAAAATCTATATTGGATAAATGAAGGAATACAAGGGTATAAAGATTTATTCTCTGTAGTTTTTGATTTGAAGAAATATATATGCACCGGTAATGTTATCCTTAATGCTAAAAATTACGGCTTCCTATCTGACTTAGAAATATTTTTTAAAGATAAGAACAAGGAAATTATGTTCTTAGAGAATGAAAAGATAAAAAGAGGAACAGACCAACCTGTTTTTAATTACTTCTTACAGGACAATAACATTCCTTTTGATGTTCATACACTTAATCCTGCCTATATGCTTACGCATCTAAATAGATTTAATTGGATGAGTCATAATTGGCAGACAGGAAATAAAGATCCTTTTTTTATTAAATATGGATGGTTATGGATGTTCAGCGGATTTCCAACTAGAGGAGATAGATATGAATTAATGGCAAAAACATGGGAGCTAGTAAAAAAATATTATGAGTAAAGATATAGTTGTTCAAATAGCGATAGATAAATCTGAAAGATCCGCTAACCAGGGATATACGATAAGCTCAAAATCCTGGAAAAAGTGGTGTGACGCAAATAACGTAGAATTATTTTCTATATCTTCCGAAGTTGTTTCTGATTTAGGATTCCAGTGGAATAAAATATTTATCTTAAACATACTAGACATCGAAGGAATTGATTACAATCGAGTTTTATATGTAGATTCTGATACTATAGTACATCCTAAAATGCCCTACATATTTGATTTGGTAGGAGACAAGTTCGGAGTAGTCAGAAATTTCGGATGTATGGATTGGGTATGCAGGAGTATTGAAAATTGTTCCGATGTTCTGTTTAATAAATCTGTATCAGTAAACCCGTTTCGTTACTTTAATTCCGGGGTTATGATATTCAATAAGTCTCATAAAAAATTCTTTGAGGCTGTAAAAGATTTTTACGCAGAGAATAAGGGTAAACTAGAAGACTTTCAATCCCTTGGGGTGGGTAAAGATCAACCTATTTTAAATTATTTGACGGAAATACATAATATAGAAAAAGAATATCTTCCTTATGAGTATAACATGCAGGATATGAATAGATTTGAAGTTCTTACTCCGGATATGCTACACACTAATTTTGGCTGGATTTATCATTTTAATGGCGGAGTTAAACCGACTCCCGGTGAATGGATGCAAGAAACTTATAATTTTCTAAATAACAAGTATGACTAAGTTAGATTACAAATATGTTATAGGCACCAATGTTATGTTTTACGAGATAGATATGTTACCCTATCTGATTGATAGCATAATTGACTCTGTAAAAAATATAGAAAACCAGGAGAATATTTACATAGATTTACTATTAAATACTTCTGATTCCTTTGAAATATGCGAGAGTAAACAGAGATTGACTGAGATAACATGGAAATTCATGCAAATAATCAGTTCATTAAAAGAAAAAACAAACTGTAACATAGTTCAAACTGATTTACCTCAAGATACAGGGGAGCCTTATACAATGGTGAATTATCGAAGAGACTTAAATTATAGATATGCCAACAAAGTAGATTGGGTTATTTGGGGAGAGACCGATTGCTTAGTGCCTCATTGTGCTTTTAATGTCCTAGATAAAATAAAAAAATCAGCTATTCCTCATAATGTCTTTAGATACATTGCTACTTTTGCAGACAGAAAAATGTGGGATTCTTCTTGGGAACCTTTAGAACATCCTGAATTTACAAATCTACAATACTACGAGAAATCAGACCCTAGATGTTTTACCGAAAAACATTCTATACGATATGTCATGACTAAAGAAGAAATGGATGAAATAAATAAAAGATATGAGACATCTGAAAATATAGACATATTATATCATCCTAAATTTGATGGAAGTCTTTTGTGCATAAGCTCTGAATTAATAAAAGCTGGAGTAAATATTCCATTGGGATTCTGGGGATTAAGTGGAGAGGATACTTCTTTTATGCACGAATGCATGAAAGTTATGGACAAACAATATGTGCAGTTTGTAATAAAAGATATACTTAAAGTACATAATAGGGAACACCCGGAAAAAAGAAAATATGCGTTATCTGTATTCGGAAAAACAACTAGCACTCAGGAAAAGAAAGGAGATTGGTATAACATTGTAAGAGATTTGAATAAAGACAATCTAAATAAATTATACGGAAATAGTAAACAGGATAGATTAAATACTTATCAAGATTTTTTAAATAAAATGAAAGAACATGGCATCTGATGATATGAAAAAAACTTTAAAAGATTTAGAGAACAGTCTTAAGAAAATAAAAATACACGAAAAGAATATAGGTAAGATTGTCAAGGATATTTCTAAATCGGAGAAGGCGTTTAAGAAATTAAATTCAGTCAGTGATTTTAAAGCAGATAAAAAGTCTTATAAATATCCTATAGAAGTATTGAATTACAAAGAAGTTAAAGCCGGAGATGATAACATGTTTTTCGGAGGTAGCGATGACGATGAAAGAATTTCTTGGAAAAAGCAGAAAAAACTAGATAGCGATAAGTTTATGACGAAAAAAACTGAGCGGGAGTTTAGATTGCTTGCTTACATGAGCGGTGTTTCTCCGGATACAGATTTGTCAGATGTACAGAGAGTAGTTATAAAAAAGAAAAGTACAGGAGAGACTTATTTTTTATTTGAATCAAAAAGATACCACATAGAAACAGAATACGATTTCAATACCAAAACACTTGTAAATAAATTTATAGGTACTATAAAAAATGAAGGAGAGGATGTATCCGGAGGGGGGTTAAATATATTAGCTAGGCAAATAGCTAATTTAAAAGCCTTTGGTAAAATAAAAAAGATAGAAGGAGAATTTCTTAGACGAGGAAATTCTACAGGGTATTATGCTTATCTAAGATACGGATTTATCCCGGACAGAGTGGCTCAAAGCACTTATTCAGATTTAATAGACGAGTACAATAAATTACACCCTACAGATAACGTCAAGAAAATAGAGGATTTCTTAAAGTCGGAAACCGGAAGAAATTTTTGGAAAGAGAAGGGCAATGATTGGGATGGTCATTTTGATTTGTCAGATAACTCTTATAGTATGAAAATACTAGAAGATTACGTTAAAAATAAGATTGACAAAGATTTGTTCAACTTAACATTTAAATAACCATGGAAGAAAAATTACAACTAGTACAAAGAACTTTAAGAGATCTTGTAAGGTTTAATACTGACAAAGAAGACTTGAATTTAAATGTAGCGTTTATACTAGCCTCAAATGATGATGAATTAATAGACGAAATCAGAAAAATGTATTATCACAGAGATTTCAAATGGGTTAATGACATAGACAATCAAATAGCAGATATTCTATTTGATATATACGGTTTATTTTTTGACGAAACAACAGACGGCGAAAATATTTAAATAGATTATATTATGGGTTACATTTTACCGGCCTTTTATCAGGCAATCGCTCAAGAAAAACTTAGGAGACCCTGCCCTAAAATATTTGTGGAGACAGGGACTTTCAAAGGAGGATCGGCTCTTACGGCACTTCGATACAACGGAAATTTAGATGACTTTGACAAATGGGTTACTGTAGAACTAGGCGACTCTATTTCCAAAATAGCATCTAACCGGTTCAAGAAAGTAGAAGAGAAAGGACAATTCTTCGACGCAATTTTAGCAGACGACACAGAGGATTCCGATTTCAACGATGTATGCTCCTATTTCTCGGAAAAACTATGGCTACATAAGAATGACAGCGTATCTTTCTTGCGTGAATTCTTAAAGGACAGAGAAGAGCCTATGTGCTTTTGGCTAGACGCTCACGCAGGTGCCGAAAAATACGCTAGAGGAGAAGACGATGTTCCTCTCCTAAAAGAACTAGAGCTTATCTTTGAAACAGCCCAGGATAACGATTTGATTGCTATTGATGACGCTCATTTATTTGGGACTAATCAGGATGGAAAATGCGATTACACAGGTATTACATTAGACACAATCAAAAATCTTTCAAATTCTTATGGATATTCTGTGTATGCTTCTAGTCCTTATAACATGGAAATGCTAATAATTTTTCAAGAATGAGAATTTTAATTATACATCAGCCGTATCCCATGGGTAATTATAAGTTATCGGAAGCATTGGGAAAAAAATTACATGAGAAAGGACATGAAGTTATTTTATTGCATCAGTTGAACATGTCTCAAATTGATGCTAAAAATGCAGAAGAATATAAAAATAGCATTGATGAGATAGATCCTGATGTCATTTATTATGAGATGTTAGATGCAGCTACATTCGACATAATTAAAAATGTAAAATGTAGAAATAGAATATTATGTGCAACATCTAATGGCATTTTAGGATATGAAGGCATTGTAAAAGGATGGGGAGTTTATTACGATAAGATAATCACCAATTCTAAAAAAATGTATGATGATTTATTTACTAATGTTTGCGCAGAGCATTTTGAATATTACTTCCTAGCTATTGATGATTCTGAATTAGTTTACAATCCTCAATATGATAAAAAGAGTGTATTTCTAGGAATGGGATTCAATAGGCTTACAGATGATTCATACAAGTTAGAAAGGGATATATTTTTCTCGGAGCAAAATGATGTAATATCTATTTATGGTAATGGCTGGAATAATCATAAGAATTGGGTAGAAATGTTGCCGCCAAATAATATAGGGTCATTATATAAATCTGCAAAAAGTGCTGTTGCTATTATAGGTAAAGGCCAAAGAGAATTAGGCATGATAAATAATAGATATTCCGAAATCGCTTTCTCAAAATGTCCTATTATTACTTATCCTTATGATATTGAGTTTTTTGGAGCAGCTAGCTATATGAACTTTGCATCATCTCCTTCCGAGTATCATAAAGTTGCTTCTGATATATATAGAAATCCGGATAAATATCATTATAAGTGTAACCTTTTCCGAGATTTTATTGTTAAACAAGATAACATATTTTACGAAAAACTAACAAGATTATTTTATGTATAACTACGAAGAAATCCTACAAGGAATACCGGACAAAAAAGAGAACAAGAACACGACTTCTCATAAATTTAAAAAAGATTTACTAGAGTTCTTCTCTGATAAGCCAATTAAAACTTGTTTAGAAATAGGTGCTAATTGGGGATATACAACTAGAGTATTATCCTATATTGCTGAAAAGGTTTATGCTATAGACCATTCTGATGATAATATCAAAAAAGTAATTGAAAATAATAGAGGTAGAAAAAATATATCATGTATAGTTGGAAATGCTTACTCTAACATGACCTACATGACTATAACCGATGAGATAGATTTATGTTTTATTGATTGCGTACATGATTATTCAAATGTAAAAGAAGATATAGAAAGATGTCTTAGAATGAAAAGAGAAGACAAAGATTTATATATTGCATTTGATGATTACGGGCATCCTACTACAAAAGGAGTAAAGAGAGCAGTGGATGAAACGATTGATTTTAAAAGAATGGAAATTGTTAAGCATATTGGACACGAAGCTGGATATAATGTTTTTAATAGTGTTATTTTAGTGGACAGCGAGGGAGTAATTTGTAAAGTTCTATAATATATGAAAATAGCTATAATATCGGAAATTGGTAACTTCAGTAAGTATCCTAGAGATTTCCAAAACGCTAGAACTGATGTTGCCTGGTCCATTGCTTTAGATGCATTGAATGTGCCATCTAGCACTAAACTAATAAAGGAGTATATTGGGAATACCTCATCCTTTAAGAAGTTAGATTTAGCTATTATTATTCCAGGTAAGAAAAATCCATTTCTAGACATTGAATTCATTAAAGAACATTTTGCCAAGAAAGTCTGTATGATGCAGGAAGGACCTAATTGGTATTGGCAGGATTATGATGCTGAACTTCAAATTGATTTTTACAACGCTCTTAGAACCTGTGATTTTCTTCTTTGTCATAATTCATCTGATTACAAGTATTACAATGGGATTACTAATTTAGAATGTTTAGTTATGCCATCTTTGATGATTGAAGATACAGTAAATCATGTGACATCTAAAAAATATGAAGCAGAGGGAATTGTAACAGGAGGTAATTTTTGTTCTTGGTATGGCGGAATGGATTCTTTTCTAACAGCACTAAGCGGTAGGAAATCTTTTTCTAAAAGCGAATCTCAAATTCCTATATTTGTTCCTTCTATGGGCAGGAAAATAGATAATGAGGATTTAATTCCAGATATAAATCATTTACCATATATGACTTGGTCTTCTTTTATTGAAACACTAGGAGATAAGGCTAAGATTGGCATTCACTTGATGAGAACTCATGCTGCCGGAACATTTGCGTTGAATTGCTCATATCTAGGCATTCCCTGTATTGGATATCGAGGCCTAGATACTCAGGAATACCTTCACCCATATACTACCGTAGAACTAGGAGATGTTAAGGCGGCCGGGGATATGGTTAGAAAATTATCAGACCCTACATTCTATAACACATGCTCGGAGGAAACTTTATTCTTATATAAGGAAAATTACCACGAAGATGTATTTAAAAAACGTTTTATAAACAAACTTAATAATCTAGTAAATGAAAATTAGTTTTATTGTTCCCGGAAGAAATAACTTAAAGTATTTCAAATGGTCGTATGATTCCATTATGAAAAATAAAGGAAATCATGAAGTGGAAATCTGCTTTGCTGACGACGCCTCCACTGATGGTACATGGGAGTGGGTTTACAGCGAATCTCTAGTAAATCCAATGTTAAAAGTTATGCGGAATGAAGGAGATACAAGATTAGGTCACACTATATTATACGATGCTTTAATTAGAAGATCCTTACATGATATATGCATTATATGGCATTGCGACATGTATTTAGCTCCGGGAGCATTGGACGCTATTGAGAAAAACATGGTAGATAAGAAAACTGTTGTCTCACTTACTAGAGTAGAACCTCCATTACATCCTCCGGGACATGAGAAGATAACGTCTGATTTAGGTACCGAGCCTGAAACATTCAAGGAGGATTTGTTTCTAAAATTAGCCGAAAGTTATGTAAAAAAGAAGAAATCAATAACTAACGGTGTCTTTGCTCCATGGGCTTTTTATAAAGAAGAATTTTTAAGCATTGGTGGACATGATTCTCTATTCTATGTTCAATCAAAAGAAGATTCTGACATTTGGAATAGATTAATGTTAAATGGCGCAACATTTGTACAAACATGGGAAGGATTTGTTTATCACATGACATGCAGAGGTTCAAGATTTAATCCAACTATCACACAAGTTGGTAAAAATTCGGATGAATGGGAGAAGCAGAACATCATATCTACAAGAAATTTTATAAGGAAATGGGGAGGAATGCCACTTCAAAATGAATATCATGCAATATCTCCTAATAAAAAATATAATATTGGAATCATTGTCGACATGTCTTCTGAAACAAATCAACCAACCGATGAAGAGTTTATAGATTTTATTGGATTCTTAGAAATTTTTTCCGATTCTTTGCATATTGTAGGAGATAAAAAATACAGAGACTTAATTAAGTTTTATATAGATAAAGAACAGGCAAATACTTTATATTACTTAGCTGATAGACTTTGGGGGTACAACTATAAATATACTCCTGTAAATCAAATAGTGTTAGATAATAGTATAGTTATTAGTATGGAATGGGATAAGATTAAAGTTAATGAGGTATTTGAGTTCCTACAAAAATTCCCATTTATTATTGCTAATTATGCCCCTGGAATGTATGGAAGCGATATTGGCACCATACATATTAAAGATGACAAATCTATTTCAAAAACTTATGAGAAGGATTTAATAAAACTAGACAATCTCTACCAATTAAGAGAGTATAAAGAAATCTATCCGGAATATTTTGATAGATATAGACCTGTTTTAGACTTTTTAGAAATGGAAAAACTAAATAATAACTTATAAAACAAAAACGTATTATGGACGATCAAAAAAAAGTACCTAAAAAATATCTTAAAGGGTTAAAAGATAAGGGAAAAATGGGATCCAAAGAAGCAATGAAAAGGGAAATAGAAAAATTTTCAGGGAAGGATAAGTACAAGCAGGATTGGGACGCAGATTATACAGACAAGGGGGAGAGGATAAAAACAAAACAAGGAGCAGCTACTAGTGCGTTCAAAAAAAGATTCGGAGAAATCGTTCAACAAAAGGTAATAGAGTACATGGACGCTATTTCTTTAGATGAAGATGCTTCGGAAGAAGGACTAGAAAATAAAGCAGAGAAATCTGAAATACCTCTAGGAATTTTACGTCAAGTTTACAATAAAGGAAAAGCTGCCTGGAATACCGGACATAGACCTGGTGTATCTCAAGATCAATGGGCGATGGGTAGAGTGAATAGCTTTATTACCGGTGTAGGTGGTTCTAGAGATGCTGATAGCAAGTTATGGAAGCAGGCTCAAGCAGCTAAGAAGAAAAAAAAGAAGTAATGTGTCATATTTATAATTTATACTTGTTTTATAACTATTTATATAAAAAAGAATATGCTATATTTTGACAAAGAATATCTATCTCAATATTTGGACACAGGATTGTCATTAAAGGTTTTTGTTGACGGCAATATGCTATCTGTACCTTCAAAAAATGATTTGGGTAAAAATAAAGGGACCGGCTATCAGGCTTCTGGTAAGTCGGCTCCTTTTGATTATAAGGCTGTAACAAAAGTAAAAATAGGATCTAATACCTATACCTTAGACATGTTAAATAAATCTGACGCAGCGATACCTGACATTGGAAGTGTTGAAGGCGGAGACGAAGAGGAGGTTAACAACGAATCAGTGGTTTATCTCAAAGAGCAGATATATAAATTACTTGAAGGTAAGTACAGCCATATAAATTTCACCCCTCCGGATAGTGTAGCAAAAGCTGCAGAAAGAGGATTGGAGATGAGAAAAAAGTCAGGGGGTAAAGGAGGCCTAAATGCAAAGCAAGCTAAACAAGCGGGCGTAGGTTCCGGAGTTCAGAGAGCATCTAACTTAAAAAATAAGAGCAAGATGAGTCCTGAAACAGTTAAAAGAATGAGAAATTTTTTCAGTAGACATAACAAAAATTTAAAAGTGGATGCAGGTAAATCCCCTAGTCAAGATAGAGGTTATATCGCAGGGTTACTTTGGGGTGGATCCCCAGGAAGGTCGTGGGCTAATAAAATAATAAGACAAATGGACGCCGCAGACAAAAAAAAGTAAGCAATGAAATTACCGGAAATAACTAATTTATTCTATGGAATAACGGCTATACTTAGTGCGCTAGGCGTTAGGCATATTTTTTCTTATTGGATAAACAAAAATAAGCAAAAATCCGTAGACTATAATACTTTATTAGGAAGACAGGATAAAATAATAGAAGATTTAGAGGAAAAACTACATGAATTAGAATCTAAATCTAGTACATCTTCCGAGGATAACTTAAAACTAAAGCAAGAAATATTTGTTCTAAAAAATGGAATATCTTTGTTGGAAAGTTCAGCACTAGATTTACCTTTACCTATGTGGCTAAAAAGTTCAGAAGGTAAATTATTAGCAACAAATACAGCTTACGTGGAAACTTTTGTTAAAAATTGTACTGAATCCGTGTCGAATCATCTAGGTCAAACAGATAAATGTATCTTAGGCCAAGAAGCTCACGACACCATATCTATGAAAGAAAAAGAAATATTGGCTAATGGATCTGTTATAATATATAAAGAATCGGTAAAACTTGCAGGTATTATCACAGACTTCATCTTTATTTTATTCCCAAGAAAGCTAGGTAAAGTTACTCTAGGAATAACCGGCATAGCAATTAACGAATCATCAATAAAATAAGATGGCTGACGTAGATTTAAAACAACAGGATAAGGATATAAAAACATTGTCTTCTGCCGAACTAGATCAGAAAGTTGCAAAGCAGGGCATGAAGTTTGAGTTTGCTGATTCAAAAAGAGCTGCAAAATCAATTCTAACACTAAAAAGATCGGACTTACCTAGAGGATATAAATCTAAGGTAGCTCAAGGTATCCTAAACCGTATAGATAGTGCATTAAGTAGAACCAAAGACAAGATAAAGGTGTTTAACATTAAAAAAGCAAGAGCTCTTTGGGAGAAATTTTTTGATGCTTTTGCCGAAGAAAATCCAGAAGATGCAAAAAAAGCCGCACCAGAGGAAGAGGATAAGACTAAAGTAAAAGATTTAGGCGCCCAGGGAGCGGATACGACTTTAGAAGAGAGTGGATATCAGATTGTAAGAAATGATGCAGGAGATAGTGGAGTTATTGTTAGGCTGTTAAAGGACAATGAATTTTCTATCGGATATTTTAAGGAGGACCCATCAGAACTAGTTGCAGCAAAATTAAAAATAAACGGAAGAGAGTTGAAGAACCAAGTAATGACTCTCCATATAAGCGAATTTATTGAGGAAGAGGTGGAACCTGTAGAAGAGCCTACGACAAAGCAAGCAGACAGGAATCCGAACAAAACTCAAGAAAAGCCTAAACAAAAAGAACAGCCTAAAGAAAAACCGAAAAGTGCACCCGCTAAACCAGATAAAGATGGCCAAGATAAGTGATTATGAAGAAGCAGCGATAGATTTAGTCTTTGACATAACATCTAAAAATAATTTCACTAATTGGTCAGATAAAGTGTCTAAACATGAAAAAATAGACATATCAGAGAAGATGCTAAAGTATTATGAAAAGAAAGATGATTTTGCTAAATGTATTATAATTAAGAACGCTTTAAAACAAATTAAACATGTTTAGATTAAAATGGATTCCATTATTGGATAAAGTTTACATGTATTTGATAGATCCTCATACAGGCTATCCATTGTCTGTAAAAGAGTACCTACATTTTGAAGATGCAATAAATGATTTATCAAATACTTTATCTAACATTGTTCTTCCTGAAAATTGGATTAGCAAAGATGGTAAGCATGAATATAAAATTGTAGTTCATGATAATGGATCAAGCATTAAGGATTACATAGAAGTATTTTATAATTTCTTAGGCATTCCTATATCATCGGCAGAACAATTAGCTATCATCCTTAAAAATAATAAAAAAGTAGATTTCAAAAAAGTACAAGATTCCGAATTAATAAATGAATACTGCGAAGATTTAATAGCAGATAACATGAATTTTGAAGTACATATAACAAATATATAATGAGCCTGTTTCAACGAAAGTCTTTTAATCCTAATGGCCGGCCTCAAATAAATCTAAGCGAGTCCGAAATAAAATACGCGATAGAAAATACTAACTCTTCGGCACAAGCAGCTAGATTCCTCCGAGTTTCCCCCTCTACCTTCAAAAAATACGCATCTATATACAAAAACCCTAATACCGGAGAGACCTGGTATGAAACTTCCAATAACAAGAGTGGAGTAGGCGTTTTTAGAACACCTAAAGCATCTGATTTCTTTTCCGATTTAAAAGAGGTACTAGAGGGTAAGAGAGTTTGTAAAAATAAAACTCACTTCAAAAAGAGGCTACTAATGTCCGGATTGGTTTCAAGTAAGTGTTGTCTATGTGGATTTCATGAAAAGAGATTATCGGACGAGTCAAGCCCATTTCTTTTAGATCACATAGACGGAAATACAGATAATCAAAGAATAGAAAATATAAGAGTGTTGTGCTATAACTGTTATTATGTAAATGTAGGAAATTTAATAGGACCCAAAAATTTTTAATTATGATTTCACTAGAATGGAGCGAAAGTATTTTATACAATTCCGCAGAAAATACAGAGGATTATAAAACCTATTACAATGAATATTTGTTTAATATTTATCTGAATAGGAAAAATGAATTTACTGGTAAAAGAGAGGAGCTAGAAAAATTTCTTATCTCTCATAAAATAAATCCTGATTTTTCCGAAGTTCAAGAAAGGATAAAAGAATATATAGAAAATTACACAAAGTAATATGACAGAACAAAAGGATTTAGATGCAATGTTTATAGAGCTAGGTAGGATAGAGTATGAATTGAAATACTACATTCAAATGGTAGAAAATCATACTACGCTAAAAAATCAACTTGTCAACAATATTGATAAAGCTCTATATTCTGATTTACAAAAAGAAGAAAAAACAGAAAAAAATGAAACAGATTTGGGTTAAAAAACAGGATGTAGAAAAAGTAAATAACGACATCCTTGTAACAGAATGTAGGCTAGAGGCCGAGTTATCCATACTAGAATCAGGAGATTCGCAATGGGTATCTGTCTATGTAACAGATGAGTATCTTAGTAGACTAAAAGGAATGTTCACATTAACTGAAAACAAAAAAGTAATACTAGGATAATATGGCAATAGGTTTCAAGCAATTTGTTCCAAACTTAACAAATTACTACACTTTCACTAACGGTTTCTCCGATTTGGAATTAGAAGCGGTCGAAAGATTAGCGGATAAAGTTCAATCTCAAAATGCATCTGTCTTAGGATCCCCCGAAGACGTTAATGAATACCGGAGAAGTACTATCAAATGGCTACCAAATAACGAAGAGTACGCTTGGATATATGAGAAATTATTCCATTACGCGGAAGAAGCCAATAATGCTATGTGGCAATTCAACATTGGGGACAACGTAGAAAATATCCAATACACGATATACAATAGTGCAGACGCAGGAATGTACGACTGGCACATTGACTGCGGCGGAACGCCTCCTGTATGTTTTAGGAAGATATCTATTACAGTTCAACTCACAGGACCGGATGAATATTCCGGAGGTGATTTAGTCTTGAAATACGGGAAACATGACACGATTATACCAAAAAATAAAGGACGGGTCGCTATCTTCCCATCCTTTATGCTACATCGTGTTACTCCTGTCGAATCTGGTACTAGAAAATCTCTAGTTCTTTGGTTAGGAGGATTGCCTTACAGGTAATTATTTGATTGTATAAATTATTTTATTGCCTATTTCATCTACAGCTTCTATTGTATTTATGGTAATTTTTAATGTACTTTGTAAATGGTTAACTATATAGCTACAAATGTCATGAGCATCAGAACCATTTTTTACGAAAACACCATTCTCGTTAAAGAATTTATCAAAATACTGGCTGTAAAAAAACAAGACTTCATTGTAATCTAATAATGTTTTTGTTTGAAGAGCTACTTTTTTAATATATATCTTTTTGTATATCTTAGAGTTAGTTAACCTATCTTTTTCAGAAATAGGCAATTTGTTAATATTAAATATGATTGAATTTGACTTTTTATCATTCCATGGATGCTGCACTTTCCATAAAAAAGAATGTGTAGCATCTATTTCTAATGTTAAATTTCTGAATGTAGATCTTTTACCTGGGAGCGGGATTGCAGGCTCCTGAATATCTTTAGGAGGTTCTACAGGTTGTGGGGCAGGAGCAGTTTTAGACAGTAATTTATCTAACATAGGGAATCCATACCCATACTCAATATCTTTACCTTCCGGCCCGCCATCTACGGCATTAGTAGAAAGAAAAGCTATAAGATCAGCTTGATTCTTTATTTCAGGGTACCACTTCAATACATGGCCCATAGCGGCCGTACCGTGAGGTGTAGCCATACTTGTACCATCCCAAGACACATAGCTTCCGTTATCTTTAAAAGTAGACCAGATAGAAACTCCAGGAGCTATAGCCTCTAATTCTGTTCCGTATTGAGAGAAATTAGCTCTCTTACCTGTGTTATCACAAGCAGCCCAGGAGATAACTTCTTTATGAGCAGCGGGCCATCCCACTACACCACTTCCGTCGTTACCGGCAGCAGCATTAACAAAAGCACCTCTTGATATAACTTGCTCTATAGCTCTAGAAATAGCAGGAGTTTCAGACCCGCCACCCCAAGAAAAATTGTAAACTAGCAAGTAACCTAGTTTTTTATACTCGGTTTCCCATACATTAGCGCCATGAAGTATTGCGTTAACTAACCAATCAGAAGCACCGGAGCCATTGGAATTTAATCCCTTTTGCGCCATGATGAGATCTTCCGTAGGGGCATTGTTAACATAGGCCAAACCAAGCGGGAATCCATTAGGGTGTTTCCCCATAATAGTACCTGCAACGTGGTGGCCATGTCCGTGACCATCGATTCCATTTTTATCGGTCGTATGGTCCAAGCAAAACTTTTTTGGTACAAATTGATTGTTTGATACCAGAGCGTCGTGATTTGGATATGCCATAGTATCGACAACACAATACAATATTTTACGAGTTGGTTTCTCACCCCTTTTTAATTTTTCTGCAATAAAATCTGTTTTTAAAAAACCATAACCCCAATTACCGTCACTAAGTATTTTGGCCTGTAGTGTTGCGGAAATAGGGGTAGGAGGAGGGGGGAGAATGATTTCGTGATTCTCCCCTAGAGCATTAAAATATTTAGCAACTAGCTCAAAGTTTATTTTTTGAGCGAATTGTATGTCGGATGCGGAAAATTTCATAGTAGTCTTTTTACTTGTGCGATTTTCTTGAGAGCCATGTAATTACCTATTAACTTAGTTAAACTAAATAATACGACCTTAACTAACTCAAACCAGTTTATAATTTCTTCGCCTTGTGCATTGTAAATTACATTACCGGCTTTATCGGTCTTAAAAATGGTTTTATCCATGTTCTTAAAAAATATCTTTAGAATTTCTCTAAACATATCTTTGTCACTTAGATTCTGCACATTAAATTCCAGAGACTCGTACTCTTGGTAGCACTTCTCCATTTGTTCTGTTACTTTGTTATTCATAATAATACTTTTGAAATAAATAGTTATCAATCTTAATTATTTAACCTCCGAGGAAAATATAATTTTTTAAATTCCCAATATTCTTTCATGTAATCAGCCCTCATATTATAATCAGGACTTGTATGATACCCGGATTTCATCATACATTTACATATATTCCGGTAAATTTGAATCGGCGGGAGACTATAATCAGCCTTCCTGCACTTATCATATCTAGGAGCATTGAATACACTAGCCCATACTTTTATTCCCTCTTCAGTATTATTTGCGGAAAAGAACTTTTGTTTCATATTTCTCTTCCTTCCCTTTACATACTCTATTGTCATTAAGTTAACCCAATCATATTTACCTATCTTCTTTATACCACCAGGATTACCGTACAACCGCCATAGTTCTGTCTCAACGCCAACAGATGTAGCTTCCAATATAAAGTAAGCATATATAAAAGATACCGGGAAATCAGTCATGTGATGCACAGCATAGAAGAGAGAATCATAGTTATACAATAAATTCAATCTTCTTAGTGTAATAAGACTTAAGTTGTCTATATTCCTAAATCCCTGCTTACGTAGATATTCGGCAGCTTCTTTATGACTGTACTTCTTAAAATCGTGACCATGAGACCTAGAGGCGAATGCTGTGAAAGGAATGGCAAAGGGAACGGACTTGCTAGGCTTTGCAGCAGTTCCGTTCCTTTGTATATTCACTTTATTCTCTATGTACACCGTATCTTTTACAATGGTATAGATTGATTTCTCTATGTACACAGTGTCATAAACGTATTGGACAGCATACTCAATAGAACCTCCGGAGAATATTTCTTGCTTATCGTAATCAGATGGAGTATTTCTACTAGTAATAGCGCCCAAGAAAAACGCAGTGACTATTGAAAGCCCAATGTAGATAGGCAATCTTTTATTCTCCCGTATATAGGTTTCTACTCTTTCTCCCATTTTAATCTACACTTACGTTTTCTATGGCGTATATGATTTTCTTAACTTGACTATATGTTCTGTAAATTAGCGAGGTACTATCAAAGAACGATACGGACCACTCACCTTTGTCTATCTGATCATTACACTCGTTCGTAATCAAGCTAAGATATGTTTTCTCCTCAGTTTGACCTACAAAATCATATATGTAGTAATACACATCAGGTTCATCTGCGTATTCCTTCTTAAAACCCAATAACTCCAATTCTGCTTCTTTCATCTTTTGTTATTTATATTACGCCAAATAAAGTTTTTACGAAAGGTTTTGGCAATTTATACCCTTTCAATCTCATTACCAGAAATCATAGACATATCAGCCTCTAAATAAGATAAGGGCTTCAACATCTTACCGTCAGATAACCTAGAGAAATAATAGAAATCCTCACCTTCTACTGTACAGGACTTAATATCAATCCTGTCATCAGTTGTCATACCGTATTTCTTACGAACACCAAGCAACTGTGATTCCGCTAGCGACTTAGAGGGTAGAAACTTACTAAAATTACTTTCATTGACTTTCTCGATAGCTTCAATAACCGGAATGTCTAATTGAACTAAGATGCCAAGCAATGTATAAATAACATCAACTGCCTCCTTTGCAATGTGCTGCCTGTTAATAAAATCAAAATCAATGTTATCATCCATGTCAGAATCATCTAATGGCATGAACTCATCAATAAATTCAGTGTTTTCATCTAAGAACATCGCTAACGCATTCTGTATATCTTCCACTTTTTTTTGCTCATGTCGTCCTAACATCTTTTGGAATTTGACAACATCTTCTAAGACATCTCTTTTCATTTTTACTGATTTGTGATTGTTGATATAATAAAATTTTGGAATAGACATAAAAACATTTTTACACATGCGGACATCAATGAGGCAGCATGCGAATTAACATTTGTTTGTTTTGTTTGAGAGAGGGAAGGTTAGTAGCGGGAACCAGAGTCGAACTGATAGTATAAGATCATGAGTCTTATGTGTTAACCATTACACTATCCCGCTATATTTAACCTTGCACTACAGTAGTATGAATAATACTTTCCCGTAGTTTTATTTGTATTTTTTTAGGTTCCTTTAGTATTGGTCCTTTTTCTTTGGTTTTTTCCATATTCACTAAATTTTAAACAAAGGTAAACCAAAAAAGTTTAATGTGCAAGTTTTTTTTCCTTTATCCACTTATTTATTTTTCTGCGTACACTATATCTAACAAAAGCAGGTTCTTTCCCGTACTTTTTATTGTTAATGTATCCGCTATTTCCTATACCCATGTAGTAAGTCCATCTGCCATTTACTATAACAAAATTATCGGAGTTAGGATCAAGGCAATTCACTAAGGAATCTACGAATTGTTTTTTGGACTGTATGGTATCTTCGCCGAACACAAAAGCTCCGGATTTGTAAGATGCCCAAGGTCCCTTGTTTACAAAAATAGAATCTCGGTATCTCTGACTTAAAGCTAGCGTACTAACTAAAAGACAAAGAACTACTAGATAAGTTCTCATTGGTTTGATTTTTAGTATAAATATGTACTCACAGTACAAATATTGGATTTATTTTAAACTAATCTACATTTTTCTCCTTCATATACTTCATACTTACAAACTTTCCAGTGAAACTACCTAAGATATACGAGGCAATCATGTAGAGATTACCCTGTATCAAAGCATCAATAGAAAAGTAAAGAGAGGCGAGAGAAATGATGTTTATCATAACAGCGTTTATTAAAGATTTAGTAATTTGTTTGTTATATGTATATTGTATTTCAAGAGTCCTAAGAATGTTGATGGAGAATTGAAATATGAATAGAAGTATCATGTCCATGTTATCGGTAATCATATTTAGCACTCTCGTATAAAGCCTTCAAGTCATCCATGTTTATATTTTCCTTCGGCCGGACCTCGACAAGTGTACCGGTTTGGCTCACAATCTCGACGTAAGGCAGGATATCGTGGTAGTGGGTACGAGAAGTAAAGTCATGTATTAAGATGGATTGTACGCCCTTTATGACCGCTTTACAGGCACAGGCTAATCTGAACCTACCATCAACTAGTACAACATCAATATCGTCGTACTTATCAATAACAGCAGAATACGTAGGAAAGTTGTCTTTTTTATTGTTGTTAGTTGGTCTCCCCATATTCCCAGCGTTAATGTCAATATGGTGGAACGTTATATCTGGGTGGATCTTAACTGCCTCGTATTGCTTCACCTCCTCTATCCACATTTTTTGAGACTCCACTGATACTACCTTCCCGGCCCCATTTTTGCACGCCCGGAAAGTACTCCCACCTGCACCCCACTCAAAGTAAAACACAACACCCCGAACAGCATTCACAAACATTTCTTCCTCATCCTTTTTCATTAGTATTCCCGGCTCTTTTCTCATAAATTCTTTTTACATGCTTATTAATCTCTTTCATATATAAGTACATTCAGAGAGCATCCTTATCATCATGTCTTTTATATTTCATATTCATTTTACATATTAGAAGCATTTTACTTTACACATTAGAAGAATTTCATTTTATACATTTTCTCTGCATCCACTTATTATTCTTTTTTCATTTAATATTTCATGCTTTCTTAAATGTTATTTTTCATCCTTTTTCATTTAATATTTCATGTTATTTTAATTTTATACTTTAATATTTCATGTTATTTTAAATCTTATTTTTCATTTAGTAGCAATGCATATTTCATTCTTATTTCATTTTATATTTCATCCTATGTTCATGTTATTTTGAGTGCATTTTTTTTGTCCGCGGTTTTTTAAATATTGATTCCGGAGAAGTGCCAAAACTGTATAGGGAAAAGTGTAAAAGCCTGATAATTAATAGGTTGCTTAGTGAATTACTTCAAATGGTATATAAATAACTAGTAGGGAAAAAAATGGACCTCGATATGAACGTGGTTCTAACCGGCGATCCCTTTTCTGGACTTTTTGTGTCTTATCGAAAATAATGGAATGGCTGAAACCCGCATGGTTATTAGGTTTCAGATCTTTTGTCAATTTTTTTGAAAAATAGTGCTTGACAGTCAATATCTGAAAATCTATCTTTGTGGTGTACTTAATCGGTTACGACGTACGATGCACCTACAAACGTGTAGGTGTTTATTTTGAAACGCGGGAAAAATTTTCAACCCTTATATATGTGAGGAACAATAAACGGGTTGAAAAAAAATTAAAAAAAAATTCGCAAAGTGTTTTTTTTACGAAAATGTTTTTTATCTTTGCATCAACGAATTAATTATTTAACCACTTAATCACTTTTATCATGAAAAAATCAGATTTAATCATTGTTGCAGTTGGTATCGTAGTAATTGCGGCAATTTTATGCGGCTTATTTTACGCCGCAATTATTCTTAATAACGGAAACGCCGGTTTTAACGGCGGTTTCTAAAACAAAAAAAGGGCTACATTAAATTGTAGCCCTACCTTAAAAAATCATTTTTAACCTTTTTAAATTTTACGTTATGAATTTCAAAATTAATTTTATTTACTCTTTGATTTATGCCAACATTGGCAAAAATGGTATATCTCGCGAGAATGCCTCAAGAATGTTAACTATTTTAAATCGAGCAAATCGTTTTACGGCAAATCGTTTACTTGAGGATTTAATCCGCGAAAATGCGGAACACTATGTAACCCAATTTTGTTGGGACAAAAGTAACCCAATAGTGGTATCTTATGAGGAATATTTCTTTGACCTTTTAGTCAAAGAAATGAAATAAAAAAAGAGGGGCTTCGCCTGAAGCCCCTCACTAAAAAAAATCGGGCAAAAAATTATTAACTTTTTTTAAATTTTAAATTTACAGTCATGTATCAATTATCATTTAACTTGCTTAATGCAGGTAGTGTCACAGTTTCTTTTGACGTCAACTTTGGCGGAATACAAGAGCTTTATGTTGGCTTAAAGCCAACATTTGACAAATTTTATTTTGCCTCATTGAGCCAAAAAATACAGCTTGCTTCAATTAAAGCAAATGATAGCTTTAATTTCAAATGGGATAGGATATCCCAAAGCGAATTAAGAATTGAGATTCTTAAGCAAGTTTTAGATATTAAGACAAGAGAGGACGGCAATTACTATCAAACGTCCAAATTTAATTGGATACCTTAAACAGAAAGCCCCGCGGTAAAACGCGGGGCAATTTTTAAATAAATTTTTTAATCACTTAAATTTTATACTATGATTACAATTGAGTTTAAAAGAAATGGTTCTTTCTTTGTGGCTTATGTCCAAAGAGAAACCGAAAAGGCATACCAATGCGAGGTTCTCTTAGTAGATATTAATTGGGGTGACGCGGTAAAGCTGAACAAATTAATTTGGCTCCCTAAGTCAGCGGTTCAAGGTAACAAGTTACAAGCCTGGCTTGTAAGAAAGTTAGACCTAAGCGGTACATGGGAGGGTGTGCCACCTACCTACCCAAACTAAACAAAAGCCCCGGCCGGTGACGGTTCGGGGTTTTTTTTTGCCTGGTTCTAACCTCATTAGATCCGGGCTTCGCCCGACGACGTAGGGGGCACCCAACGACACACACATACAATAGACAGGCATACATTAGATAGTGCATTAGAGAGACCATTAGACAGGCATACAATAGACAGGACAATATCGCGGGGCTTAACTACATCAACACATTACATACATTAGATACACATGATACAATAGATGATAGATAGATGATAGATGAATAGGATATAATAAAACATATAATGAATTGCCTGATAAGATATGTACCATGTATATTAGATGTATATTAGATGTTATATAGATTAAATGATATACCTTATGTTGTATAGATGTTATATAGATTAAATGATGTTATATTAGATGATAGGATAGATGTATATTAGATGTATATTTTTATTTAATGTTATATAGATGGATGTTAGGATATGTAATATAAATGTTGTATATTAGAGGCATGATAGATAGATGTATTATTAGATAATGTATATAGAATGAATAATAAGAATGTATGATAGATGTTATATAAGATGATATGGTATAATGTAGTTTAGATGTTATGATAGATGTATAGTGGATGTTATATAATGTAAGTAATGTATAATTGAATGTTTATAAAAGATGTATTATATTTCTGGATTGATATTATATGTACATGATAGTTCCCCGCGGAAAAACAAACAGAACAGCACAATAGAACGGAACCGACGGACAGACAGTACCGACGGACAGGCCCAACGAATCGACGGATAGATGGACGGACGGATAGAACGAAAAGACGGACCGAACGAATTTTGCTAGGGATGACTAACAGAAAGCCCGAGTAAATTTTTTGGGGGCAAAATATGGCGTTTTTAGCAAAATATATGTACCAATATTAGGAATATAGCATAACTGGTTGTATATTTGTAGGGCAGTCGCAAGGAAGCGAAGGCGCTAAAAAACAAAGTTATGAAACGTTCTGATTATGTTATTATCATTTTAGGTATTTTTTTCTTTGCATGTATGTTGTACCTTTGCACATACATTGCGCTAAATTTCAACAATGGTAACGCCGGTTTACACGGCGGTTACTAAACAAAGGTGGGGCGCGCATACCAACAACGCGTAAATTTATTAATCATTAACCTTTTTAAATTTTTATTACCATGTTGTATCAAGTAAAATTTTATAAGTATTTGAAGTGCGCTAAAAACGCAATCGCGAGGTATCCTAACAAATACCGGAATACAATTCATGTAACGGAGTTCGATAACGGTACATACTACAGGATAACGGAGGTCGAAGGAACGCCTCTATAAAACGAAGGTGGGACGCGCATACCAACAACGCGTACTTTTTAAACCACAAAAAATAAAAAAATGAAAAAAGTAGATGATGAATTAGGCAATATTATAGTTATTGCAATTATAATCATAAGCCTATCTTGTCTTTTCATCTTTGCCGGTATGGCTTGCGGATGTTAGACGGAAGCCTCCGGACGGAAACGGACGGAGGCTCTCTCTTATTAAATCGAACGTAGCTAGAGACGGCTAGCGTATTTCAATCGGGCTGACTAACAGAAAGCCCGAGT